GCCCTCCTACATCCCCCGTGGCGACCGCATCCTAGTTCGCCGCTTAGAAGCTCCAGAACCCAAGCCGGGAGAAATGGTCAACCCACGCTCCCAGCAGAAACCGTTGAACCGCGGCACCGTTCTAGTCGTCGGCCCAGGCGCACGGAATCGCGTCACCGGGCAGATAGAACCCATCACCGATTTGCAGCCCGGGGACATCGTAGAGTTTGTAGACTACGCGCAAGAAATCGAAGTCGATGGGGAAACGTTGTTGTTGTTGAGAGATGAAGAAATATCTGGCAAGCGTATCTAAAATGAAAGAAATCCCGCTCACGCAAGGCCAAGTTGCACTTGTTGATGACGAAGACTACGAGCGCATCTCTGCCCACCCGTGGTATGCGCGCCTTGATCCCGATACCCGCTCGTACTACGCGCTTCGCAACATGACATTTGAAGGCAAGCGAGTTACGCAGCGAATGCATCGGGAAGTTATGGGTCTTGGTTATGGCGATCCGCTAAAGGTGGACCATCGTGTCAGTGGCAACACTCTGGACAATCGAAAGTCGAACCTCCGCTTAGCTAACGATCAACAGAATACACATAACGCTCGTCGCCGGAAGGATAACACCAGCGGCTTTAAGGGCGTCCACTTCATCAAGGGTTGGAAATACAGAGCGCGAATCCAAGTCAACGGAAAGCGCATAGTGTTGGGTGACCGAGCCACGCCCGAAGCTGCTTACGAGCTTTACGTTGCGGCAGCTAGGGAGTTGCACGGAGAATTTGCGAACGACGGAAAGGGACAGAATGCCGAAGCAATCATTGGAAGGTAACAGTGCTCGCGAGGCACTTCAAAGGGGCCTCGATAAAGTCGTAGATGCGGTTAAGGTAACTCTCGGACCAAGAGGGCGCAACGTTCTGCTGGATCGCCCAGGCCAGCCGCTTGCAACCAGAGACGGCGTAACCGTTGCGAAGGAGCGGGCGAGCCTCCCGGACCCATTTGAAAACATGGGAGCGCAATACGCTCGTGAGTGCGCCGATGCAGCGGTGGTTGAAAGCGGAGACGGAACCACAACCGCTTCCGTGATCCTTCAAGCCATCGTCTCCGCCGGCATGAAAGCAGTCTCCGAAGGCGCCGAACCGCTCTTGCTGGCCGATGGGATTCAGATGGCTGCAGCGAAGTGTGCAGAGTTCATCAAGGCCATGTCGATTCCAGCCACGCCAGAACTCGTGCGCCAGGCTGCGATTGTTTCCACGCACCAAGACATTGAACTCGGAACTTTAATCGCGGAGGCTACCTGCAAGGTCGGGCCCACGGGCGTGCTTGAGCTGCAGGACTCGCGCGACGAAAAGACCACAATCGAACATCTCGAAGGCTTCTATTTTGGGCGCGGCTGGAGGCCAAACCAGTTCTTTGCCAACGACCGGACAGGGCAGAAGTGCGTGCTGAAGAAGCCGTTCATTCTGATCTCGGAGCGGCCGATTGCGGGATCGCACGATCAATTGGCGGGGAATCATATCACCAAGATTGCGTGCGCCGTCGCAGCGACGGGCAGGCCGTTCCTGATTGTCTCTGAGGATTTGATTGGCGATGCGATGCAGTTTATGTCTGTCAATATGGCACGTGGGACGATTCAATTCTGCTTTGTGAAACTCCCTGGATTCCGGGACAAGGCTGGCGAAGTCGAGGATCTTCGCATTGCCGTGGGAGCGAAGCGCGTTCATTCCCAGATTGCAAACTCGGCTAACGATCACCTCTCCGGCTTCACGCTTGAGGATTTAGGCTGGTGCGAAGAAGCCGTCATTACACGAGATAGAACAGTGTTGATCAAAGGCGGCGCCAACGACATGCTCCTGCAAAAGAGAATCAAGCAGCTTGCGGAGCAGGCACGAGAAGCTACCAACGACTACGAGAAAGGGGAACTCGAAGCGCGCGCGGCCAGACTCTTTGGCGGGATTGCGGTGTTGAAAGTGGGAGCGAATTCAGAACCGCAGATGTTGGAACGGAAGGCAAGGGCAGAGGATGCGATTCATGCATGTAGGGGGGCTTTGCAAGAGGGAGTTGTGCCAGGGGGAGGAGTGGCGCTGTTAAGGGCGGCGATGGCCTATCAATATGCCTATCTCTCGAAGGATATATGCGCTGGCGAACTTATTCTCGTGCAAGCCATTTGTGAACCCGCCAAACAGATCATACGCAACACGGGACACGGCAGCGCACAAGAAGTCGTGGAAGCGCTGGGACATCACGAAGGCAAAGACTCATGGGGATTCAACGCAGCCACCGGGCAAGCAGGCGACCTCTACGAAATGGGCATCGTGGACCCCACTCGTGTTGTGCTGACGGCCCTCACCAAAGCAGCCTCGATTGGAGCTTTGTTGCTGACTTCTGAAGTCTTGGTCACTGATATTCCACAGCCGAAGATGGTGATGATGCCGCCGGGGGGAGCGTTCTGATGAAATGGCAGACCCATGAGTGCTTTCTCGCTGCACCCCTCGCATTCTTGGCGAAAAAAGAAGCTGAGAGACGAGCAACCAAAGAGTGTAGAGAAGCCCTACTAAAGCAAGCCTCAGCGTTGAAAGGCGCGTCGTGAAACGCTTCATGCGGTTATTCTGGCTGCTGCGCGGCATCTGGCGTAAACAGGTGAAGCGGTACGTCCGCTGGAAAGAGATCATGATCAAAGAAGGTATGCTCTTGCGTAAGTATTGGTCACCATATCGTTAGTTTCCCTCGCTGGTAGCCTTCCCGGCGAGGCGCTCCTGTTGTCTCGCCGGGAGCATAGGCCGCACGGTGGCCGTCATCCCACTGTGCGGCTGAATATCTGATTTCCACAGCCTTTTCCATAAACCATTCTTGACATGAAATGGTTTTGCCTGTATCTCTTAGACGTAACTCCCCAGCCTTGACTTTCCGTTTTGCCGTTAGGACCGACGCGCGCCGGAAATAAAGCGCAGCCCTTAAAGCACTCACAATGCGAATCCCTGTCTGGTCCCATGACGCCAACCCCAGCGTTGATGCTCCTCTCTGCCGCAAGAAACTCTCCTACTGCGAGGATATGATTCTGCGCGGCCTCCTCAAGCTCTTAAACGTGAGCGACATTCGGCAAGGCTGCATAGCGACTGGCAAGCTATATCTGCGTGCGGATGAGTATTCAGGTTCAATCAATCGTGCGGCTGGCTGGGGATTTGATTCAGCTTGGGGGATTCGGCAGTCTGGGCCGACTGGCCCGCTGGTGTGGCAACTGCGAACGCCGCGCACTAATGCTGCTACAGCATGACTTCCCGAATCCCAAGCGCCCAAGCCGGGTATATGGAACTGGCTGGCGCAAAGAAAGATGGAGACTGCCGGAAAGTGGAAGTGGCGGGCGGCGTCAGCTTGGAATTAGGCTGCTGCAATGAATATCGGCCGCAGGCAAAAACTACACAGCGCTTTGATTGTGGGAACTGCGAATACCACAAGGCTTCCGAATCTCCTCGCGCCCCAAAACCTCCATCGAAGCTATGACTGAGCGCGAACGCACTGCCTTGATCGTGTTTGGCTGCATCGCATGTGCAGCTTTCATTCTCGCCCTATTTGGCGTTTTTCAGTAACCATAATTCTGGAGGAATCAATTATGAAGCAGTTTCTAGTCTACGACCGATTCACTCAGAGTCAATGGCGGCGCATGTCTTATGAGCAACAGCGTCTTGCCGTCAACCGCTGGCGTGCCGAGTATTCGAATAACCCGAAATACTGGCCTCAAACCGCAGGAGAATGCGCTTAAGGATATGAGACAGCCTCGTTACCGCGCCGCACGCCGCGCAGCCCTCAGAGTCCAAGGAATTACTTCAGCCAACCAGCAGGAAGTGTGGCAAGTCACTCCGAGTCGAATTGGAATGCCAGCTTGGGCGAAAGAGCGGGCAGTGAAAGGGCTAATGGGCTTCTGGTTGATGGAGTGGGACGGGGCGCGAGTCGCGAATCTCGACAGATTGCGCGGCGGCTTTCCCATTGTGCTGAGGCAACCCTTCCGGCGCTGTGAAGTCTGCAACCGCCCCATCATCGGAGGAGAAGCGATTGACCGGCGCAACCAAGTGGAGAGTTGTGTTGGCGGCAGAGAGCTTCCTTGCCGAGACCAGTGTTTAGCCGAGCGGGATCTGGGATTGTGGACGCGATTGAGCGAGGTCAAAGCAGCGTGAGGCAGCGCAGTGATTTCATCTTCTTCCTGTTGGTGGTTGCCGTGGTGTTGTGCTTGGCCTCAGCCGCGCGCTGCCAATCGCCCTACGTAAACCTTACCGGCGTGGTCCAAGGGCCGAACGGCTTACCCGCAGCCAATCAAATAATTTCCCTCACTCCAACCCAGCAGTTCTTCGTCCCAGGCTCCGGAAGCAACTGCGATGGCTATACGTTGCAGATCACAGGGATTACTCTGTTCTGCGGGGATACGGTCAATTTCAATAACACCACGCCGGCGGCACCGGTGAATGGCTTAAATATTCAGTGGCAAACTCTGAACATTCCAGGCATTCCCGGAACCGACGAGGTAAGCGCAGCGATCGTAGGCGATGCGAATCCGAATCACTGCCTTAATGGTACGGGTGCATGGGCCGATTGCGGTGTAGGCGTCGTCGGCCCGATTACTCCCGGAGATTGCGCGTACTGGGCCAGCACAACCGCCGTCGGAGACATTGGCGCTCCATGCGGCAGTGGCGGCGGCGGCGGCACACCCGGAACTCCGGTTGGATCGCTGCAAGGATACAATCCAACTCCTTCACCTCATTTTGGTGGAATCCCCAACACATCCGTAAACTTCACCACAGGGCAGACGCGGGTCGCCAACTTCAGCAATGTGCTTTACGCTCCCGATCCATCGGTTGTGACGGCAGGTGGATTCAACTGGCAGCAGAGTCCTTCGGGAACTTTGACGGCTGGAACTCCGGCGACCGTGACTTTAACTCCGTGTCCGCTTGGGGTTAACGGACTTGATTACTGGAACACATTTCTCATTTCGGATTACACGACCGCAACGTTTACGAACGGCTCGGCGTCCATTGCGGCAACTAATTCTTATTTTGCCGGAGAGATGGTTCGGTTTACTGGCAGCGTTCCAACGAACTTCAGCACAACTGCGATTTACTACGTTCTCTCGACGGGCCTTTCGGGGAGCACGTTTCAACTGGCAGCGATCCCCGGCGGCACAGCAATTCTAGCCGGCGGAAACGGTTCCGCGACTGCGATTGACTGGGAAACTCCGCAAATCACCTATGGTGGTACGTGTGCGTCCGGAGCATCTTCCGGAACGGTGCTGTTCACGCCAATCTATTCGCACGCGGCGGGCTATAGCATCGGGACGGGTACGGCGGGCATTTACGAAACACTTGCGGCGAATGCCCAACCACAAACCGGCGGCTCGACCTTTTCGACCAACTATCGCATCGTGCTGGGGCCGGCGGGCAATCCGAACAACAACGGCCAGACCGGACCAACTGTATACCAAATCTTCGGCACGCTGAGAGCTGGGTTTTATAATTTGACGATTGACGCCTACGGCAGCGTCCTTCAGTGCTGGACGCGCAATTACTGCATCGACTATAACCGCCTGTCTGGGTCGCAGAACAAGTTCAACATCCTCGGGCCGACCATGGTCTCGATGCAGAATTTGAACGGTTGGCCCATTGCCTCGACACAGTGCTCGGGAGGCGTGGTGACAATCAACACCACCGTGCCTCATGCGATTCAAATTGGCGATATCACCGACGTACTGAGAACAGATAACGCCTTCTACTGGGGCGGATCGGCCACTTGGGGGCTCAATTACGACGGCCACACGGTGACCTCGGTAACCTCGACTTCCTACAGCTACCCGATTAATGGTTCGTGTCCTGCCGGAACTTCACTAGCCAATACTCCTGGTTATACCAATGTCATCAACGCCCCGATCATGTCCACCCAGAACGGCATGCACATCGCAGACTTTCAGGGATTCTTAGCCGGAGCCGCCTACATCGGGACGCAAGGACATTGGAACGAAGGCCCTGTAGGGCTTAACGATCAGGATTTTACGGTGGACAGATCGACCGATATCTTGTTGGTCTCTGGGCAGGTAACGCCATCGACTTGTTCGACCACCTATCCGTATTGTGGGTTCAAGATGTATTTCCCCGGCCCCGGCTCCCGAAACTCTTCCATTCCCCATCTTTACAATCTGGATTTCAACGTAGCCTGTACCGGAAACGGCATTGGCAATTTTGCCGGAAACACGATGGATGTCACTGGAGCCAATCTTCAGAGCGTGAGCCAGGTTGCGATTGTCTCTGGCAATCCGCTCAGTGGCTTTGGGCCTACCACGCTGTTGAATGTTTACGCCGAAGCGGGCGGCTGCACCAATCCGGATGTAGGTCTGATCGCGGATGCCGGGATTATCAACTACGGCACTCCAATCACGGTCATTGGCGGAGAAGGTCCGGGCGGCGGATTAATCACACTAGCGACCGGAGGCAGCACGGTTTATGCCTACTATATTCAGGCAGTAGATTCGGTTGCGGGAGTAAGCGCTCCATTACTCTTTGGCGAAGCAGCTCCTTCAGGCAGCACCGTGAATGTGCAATTCCCGAGAATGCAACCCCTTCCCGGCAACACGATCACTTACAACATAATCCGCACGACCGATCTTCATAACGCGCCAACTACATCAGCTTGTACGGGAGGAAGCACCAGCGCGTGCGGCTCCGTAACCACAGGAATGGCACAGTGCTCCGGCTTGTGGTGCTCATTCACCGATTCTGTCGCATCAAACACATCTGCGATCACTGTGACATCGCCCGCACCCTTTTTACCTTCTGCTACTTTCTGGCCTGCAAGTTGGGTGATGGAGGGGAATGGAGTAGCCTATGTAGTCGGTATTACGAACCAAGGTTGTGCGGAGGCGACGCTCAGTTTCGGTGGCCTCTCTAGCCCGGCCTGCTTTAGCGCGAACGATCCTAATGCCGGGAGCCTTACTTCATGGGGATCATCATTACAAGGGGGGCGAACCGCGTTAATTTTGGATGACATCACCCAAATCACCCCTCCGGTTCGAGGAAGATTGAATTTCAATTACACAACCACGACGTACAAATATCCGCAGAGCGTCATCACCTTGGCAGATGCTTCGCCAGATGTAACCTTAGCTAATATTGGGCATCGGCCTTCGATGTCTGCCTCCGACACATGGATAGGCTTCGATTGTCTGAATTACGTTACCCTTCAGTGTTTGGGATTGGGCAGCCCGGTGTCAATTTCCAGCTACATCGGCGCTGTGCCAAACGCGGCTGGCGTTGGGGGATCATCCAATTGGACGCATCAACTTACCGCATCTCTCGAAACCAGCCGAGTACCCAACCTCATTACGCAGGGATTGACCGTGCTGGGATCGTGTACCGGCTTCCTGTTCTGCGGGCCGTTCTCTCCCACGAATCAGGTATCTGACACTTTTGTGCGGGCCAATAGCGGCACTTTAGGAGTGAACTGGACTTGCAGTTCAAACGGCACGTGGGGAATTACCAGCAATACAGCCACGCCGCTTACCCTCACTTCGGGAACGGTCCTAAACTGCGCTTACACGGCGACCTCTTTCACCAATGATCAAGTATCGCAGGTTACATTTTCCGCACCATCGACGGATGGCATCGGGGCGACCTGTCGAACTGCATCAGGCGCTTCGACCGGATACACGCTGCTTTTAGATGGCTTAGGCGATTCGCGCATCTTGAAAAGTGTAGCTGGCGTAGCTAGCAACCTCGCTACCGGCGGGCCCGCTTTTGCTATCGGCGATGTTGCAACTATCGCTTGCGTTGGAACGACGATCACGGCTTACAAAAATGGTACGCAAATTCTCTCGGCTACGGACAGCGCTATTACTTCCGGCTCTCCCGGCATGACCTACTTCAACAATCCTGCCGCAGGAAGCGGAGCACTCTCAAACTTCATCGGCGGAAACGCTTCATGGAATAGCGTGCAGGGCCTGTCAATCCAGAGCAATCCGATTCCAGGGCAGGAAGGCAGCCCGACTCTTAATACCGCGGTGTGCTGGAAGACGACTGGGGTAACGCCGACCTTGGGATATTGCTCGACCGCTCTTAGCGGCAGTCCGCCAACTTGCACATGCAACTAAAAATGACACTCTTTTCTATGGTCGATCGACGGCTGAGCAGCACCCTTGGAGTGCTGGCTGTTTTTCTCGGCATCCTCACCTCCTGCGAACCCATCCCGGTCTACGCTCAGTTCGTTGTGGCGCCCACCACCGCAGAGTGTGCGACCTCAATTGATGGATCTGTCGTGGGAACCATTAATCCTCTGTCCCCACCAATTCTGACCACGAGCTTCACCGGCAGCTTATCTGCGGGAAATTACTTCGTCGAAGAGGCTTGGCTCGATTCGTTCGGACATACCACATTGGTCAGTCCGGAAACTCCAGTTCAACTCACCGGCACCGGAGAATTGATTGAGAATATCCCCTCAAGTGGGATTCCGGCCACGGTCGTCACACGAAAGATTTATATCGGCACAACTTCTGGGTCAGAGACTCTTCAGGGCTCCGCCTCTGGCTCTACTGCTTATACTCAAAGCGTGCCGCTGGTCACGGGAGCGGCAGTTCCGACACTGAATAACACAGTTTGCCAGGTAGTCGCGAACGATGCCGGCTGGCCCACGGGAACCGGTTATCTTGTCTCCCTTACTACTCCCTCGGGTGAAACGGCACCAGGGTATCCTTTGCAAGCCCAATTCCTAGGGCCGGGAAACAACATCAACTTAGGACAAGGTTTCCCGCAGTACAACGGGACAGTGCTGTATCCGATTCCAATCATGGCGCGACCCTACAATCATGGGCCGCAAAGCATCTCGGGAAATCTAACCTTGGGGCCCTACGCTTTGTCGGCCAACACCATGACGCTTGGCACGAGCGTAACTAATCCCTCTGGAGGAACCAATGTTGTCTATCGCTGCGTTACCGCGGGGTCTACGCTGCCCATTGGATCGTTAACGATCAACGCCGCGGCTTGTGGCAGCACACAGGATACAGGTTTACGAGTTCCGTAACTCCCCGCAATGCCCAGCATCAACCCTTTAACCTTGGAGGAAGCATGAAATACTCCGACTCAGTAACTTTAGTCCAACGCCAGTCCGATGGCTCAATCACGCGCACGAATGCGCTGGTGCTGGCCTCGGCAATCCAACCCAAAAACGCCAGCATCCACACAGGTCTCAAGAATCAGCATGGCCTGTTACCCGAAGGCGAGTATCTTGACCTCGCATTCTTAACCCCGATGCCAGACGGGCAAGTGTTGAAGACCACGAGCGCGGAAAACTATACGCGACCGGCACATTTAGTCGCACCATGGAAGGACGGCGCGGTGATCGGATGGGAACCGAAAGTCGCTCCACCTTCCCCGGACGCCGCGAAGCTTCGCAAGTTTCTGTTCGCGAATTTCAAGAGCGAAACCGGCAACGAAACTCCCGAAGACTGCGCCATCCGCCTGCTGTCCGCCACTCTCAAAAAGAAGTAGAACCTATGTCGCGTATCCTCTTTATCGTTAAATTCAGGGAAGACTCTGCGGGGCGCTGTGCCTACGATGGAACACCAGCCTGTTATGGCGGACTCTATCACTCGGCGCTCTTTGTTGTGCAAATGCTGCGCGCGGCTCATGTCGATGCCAAACTCGTGCAGGTCTGCGACAACAATGACATCGACCGCGAAGTAGACCGCTACAAGCCCGACATCGTGATTATCGAAGGCTTGTGGGTCATTCCCGAGAAATTCCTGATCCTGGCGCAACTTCATCCTCGGGTGCGCTGGGTCGTAAGGATTCACAGCGAGATACCCTTCCTGGCCTATGAAGGAATTGCAATTCAATGGGTCGATGGATATGTGCGGCAACTACAAGTCTATGTTGCGGCAAATTCGACTTACGCAACCCGCGATTTACAGGTTGTCGTGGGGTCGCGTTACGCCAGTAAGATTCTGTGCCTCCCGAACTTCTACCCGCTATTGAATCAGGTCGCCAAGCGGCAGAACGCTTTCCTGGATATCGGTTGCTTCGGCGCGCTGCGGCCGCTCAAAAACCAGTTATTACAAGGGATAGCCGCAATTGAGTTTGCCGAGCGCGAAAAACGCTCCCTACGCTTCCACATCAATGAACGATGCGAGCAGATGGGCGATTCTGTACTGAAAAACCTGCGCGCATTGTTTGACGCTCCAGGCCGGGAACTCGTCGAACATAAATGGGAGACGCGGGAGCAATTCCTCGAGACTCTCAGTTGTACCGATATCGGAATGCAAGTCTCGTTTTCTGAGACCTTCGACATCACGGCTGCCGACACCGTATCGCTCGGAATTCCCTTGGTGGCCTCGTCCGAAATCGTCTGGGCCTCGCCGCACGCGCAAGCCTCCGTCACCAATGTAGCCTCCATTGTGCAAAAGTTGCGTGACGTAACTTCCTCGGTCTTCGGTTGGTGGATTCGCAAAGATAGCCTCAAGAGGCTTCGTACTTATTGCGATCACAGCCGCGCTACATGGCTTCACTTCGCAGAACAATTTTAGTTTCCAAAGGAGAAACCACATGAAACGTACTTTGACCTCAACTCTAATCGCCCTTGCGCTGGTTGTCGCTTGCATTTGTATTGCGGCCCCGGCGTTCGCCCAAAACTACCCGCCCACCTGGGTCTTCGCCCGCGATTACAATTACTCGCCGGTCATCGGCCAGCAAGCCAACACCTATACGTTCAATGGGGGAAGTTGCAACTATACTCCCACCGGGGGAAGCGTGAACGGCTTGGCGAATCCCATCTTCGATTTCTCAGGGGTCATCGTTTCAACTCCGGTGTACTTTCCGGTGTTCATCAACGATGCGACTCCGACGAATTCCGAGATTGTGACGCCCTCGGCAACGTCGAATACTCAGACAGTGTGCGGGTTCACGGCTTCGCCGGCGAACTCTCATACCACCTTCCAGCTTCAGTCGGGAACTGCCGGCTTGCAGGAAGCCGTCGCTTACCAGATCAACTCAGCGCCAAGCTCCGTGGTGATGCTCGATAAGTCTTGGTACACCTTGCTGACCGGGCTCGGTTCAACGCCTCCAAGTGCCGCGGCAGTCATCAACGCTTTGACCGGCAGCGCCAACGTGGAGATCGTCGATACCACCACGGCGCCGTGGGTGTCTTACTGCTGGAATGGGACGAACTACACCCCGTGTGCCAGCAATCAGACCGTGCCTGCAGTAGCGGCTGGTGCGGGCGCCGGAACCGGCCCAACTATTACCGTAGTTGGCACTGGCGTATCCGGGATTGTGACTCTGACCACGGGCACCACGCCGACGGCCTCGGCTACCATTTTTACCTTGACCTGGCCCGCGATCGCATCGGGCGGCTTCCAGTATGCTCCGAGTTGCACCATCTCAACCATCGGGACGCGGGCTTATACCGGAACCAACGCGAGCGTAGCTGGACCTCCGGCAGTCGATACCTACACTGCGACTTCCACGGCTCTCACGGCTTCAGTGAGCGGCTATAAGTGGTCGTATACCTGCCGATAAGCTGATCGTCGAATCTGGCGAAAGGAATAGGTCTTAGCCATGCGAATGCGTCTCTGTGCGTTTCTCCTCCTTGGTGCCGTGTTCGCTGCTCCCTTATGGGGGCAGCGGGCCGGACCGCAAAACATTACCGCAGCATCAGGTGCAGGTTCGTGTGCTTCGGTTCAAATCTCTTCCGGCCAAGCCTCGACCGTTGGGATTCAGATCGTCGGAACTTGGTCAGCCACGCTTCAGCCCCAGGTTAAAATTGCCGCGCAAACCGCAGTCAACACCACGGTCACGCCGGCGGGCTCGTCATCCTCGCAAGGGACGATCACCGCGAATGGGATCTATACCGCAGTGGTTGCGGGCATGGATTTCTTTCAAGTCTGTGCGACGGCCTACACCTCGGGAACCGCCACTGTCTATTTCAATCTCTCGAATGGCGTAGCGATCAATCAGTTAGGCGGAGGAGCTTCCGGCGCGGTTGCGATCACAGTCAACGGGGGAGGAGTCTTAACCTCTCCTGTAAATTTGCAGAACGGCACGAACACCACCGCATCAAATTCCGGATCGAACGTCCAATACAACGTTCCCACTGCTACAAGTTCTGTTCTGGGAGTCGTCGAGCCGGACGGAACAACCATCGCCAACACCGCGGGTGCCATTAAGGTGGCGATCCCGAACTGTATCAGCACAGTCGCCAATCTGGGATTGTGTCCATCCCTGCAAGCCGGGATTCAGGCTGAAGTGACCGACGGCGCTTCAGTCACGGACTGCACCGTCGGAGGAGGCTCAACCTTGGTCTCCTGCGCTTACAACGGCGCATCGTGGGCGGCAACTTTTCCCGGTGGGTTATCCGTCGCAGGCAGTCAGTTCGCGGTGCAAACCAACAACGGCTCAGGCGGCCTTGCAGGAATCAATTCTCCAACAACCAACGGTTACTACGGTTGCGGATTCAATGTGACAGCAAGCGTAGCAGTTCTTTTTGGCTGCACGCTTCAGGGCGTAGCCATCGACACCAGCAATCCGGCAACTTTACTGTATAACGACCGCGCGGCCTATGTTGATTGGACTAGCGGCACGGGTTTGGCGCTCCCAGCAATCAGCGGCCAGTTCGGCTCCAACTTCCCCTTCGTTCTAGAAAATAACGCAGGCTCTACTTTGACCATTACCCCGAATGCTGGAGCAAGCAATCTTATCGACGGCAGCGCCACGGGAACCTTGCTGCCGGGCTTCGCGGCCTTTGTCTATAGCGATGGAGTTACGAACTGGGATTCGATCAAGTTCCCGACCTTTGGAGCGTTCCCCGCCTGCACTAATATCCTTCAGTTCAGCACGACCACAGGATTCAACTGTCCAGCCGCGCCGCCGGTTAATTTGGGCGTGACCAACGTCAAGCCAGCCGCGGATAGCACCTCGACCTTTAGCGTCACCGGGCAAACGTCAGGTACGAACGACTTTCAAGTTGATACGACAAACCATCGCACATGTATAGGTTGTGCTGGTGCGGCCCCAGCGGCCGGTTTGGATGTAGGTGGAGGAAAGTTTGAGGTCAACAACACCACTGGAGCTTGCCCCGTAATTAACGGATTCACGACAGTAGCTCCTGGCTGCACTCCGTTGATGAGCAACACGGCCAGTGGAACCTTGAATAATAATCTAGGTGCCACAACCTTAACGGCCTCGATCGCTGCGACTCACTGGTATGTCGCCGAGTTCGAAGTTGTGCAAGTGGCTGCCGGAACAAGCTGTGCAACCGCAACATCTTTTGTGGTCAACATCATCGTCCAAGATCCGAATGCAGGCGGGGCGAGCACGGTGCCATTGATTCCGATCGGCACGACCAGTTCGACGATCAGCATCAGCGCCAGCACAGGGAATGGCGCGGCAGGAGCGCAACTGGCACAGCTTCACTACGCTTGGGCGCAGAAGGCGAGTCAGACGCCGCAGTACAGCGTTACCGGATATTCGGCAGGAACGGCTTGTTCTCCGGCTCCAACGTTCGCAATCAATCCCATCGTGATGATGACCAAATGAAGCGCCTCCTTCTCATCTTCGCGCTGCTGTGCGGCTCGGCCTTCGGGACGACCTATTTCGCGCCCACTTCCGCCGGATCGAACAACGGTACGGACTGCGCGGACGCTTACGCGATTGGGGACGTGGCGCACGGTATCAACGTCTCGGGAAATTGGACGGCGGGGAATACCATACACGTCTGTTCGGGAACATATACCGGATCGGCAGGATCGACGCTCATTACAGCGGCGGGCAGCGGATCGAGCGGCAATCCGATCAATCTCTATCTCGATCCCGGAGCGGTTCTGACCGCTCCCTACTGGGCGGCAGGAAATGGGGCAATCAACATCTCCGGCCAAAGTTGGATTACCGTGGATGGATGGGTGGGTCATTCCTGTGGTTTCGTTAATGCCGTAGATGTGACTTGCGGCGGAGCGATAATTGAAAACTCCGCGAATGGCTCGAAGCTTGCCAACCAACAGAATTCCCGTGGAGTATTCGCCGATCCCTGCCAGAACTGCATCGTCCGTGGGATTAATTTTCAGAATCTCTACGTTCACACCCTGCCACAAGCGGTGACTTCAACCACCATCGTCGGCTCCGGGAACGGCGCTACGATTACGATCAACTGCACGGCATCCTGTCTCTTTCCGGTTGGAGCTGTCGTCAGCTTAATTCAGACCTCGAACGCGAGCATCAACTCGCACAATGGCTGCGGCCAGCCCATCACGATTACCAACGTCAGTCCTTCGACGCAGGTTACAGGTACGATCAACTCGACTTTCTGCGGTCTGACTCCGTCCGGCAGTTCCACGGGCGGAGCGGTAGCGGAAGTCGGTATCTCCAACTCTCAAGTAAACGCGGTTTACTTCTCCGGCCAGAACACACAGGTTTGCAATAACTGGATTTCCAATTCTGCTTGGGCCATAATTGCGCACGCCGAAACGAATGATACCGGGATTCAAATTTGCCATAATCATATTGACTCCAGCGACCACACCGTCGCCTACTCACCCAACAACGAGACCACGGCTTATACAGCCTATATCTACGGCAACCACTTCACGAACTTCATGAACTGGGATTCTGGTTGCGGGCCGGAGAATGGAGCCTGTTCAACGTGGGATACGGGATCGAATAACTATCACCACGATGGTATCCACTTCTTCGATGGCGGAGTCAGCGTCTCCTACACGATGTTCATTTATAACAACGTGTGTGACGGAACTATTGGAGTGAACGCAACCGGCTGCTATTTCGCGGAAGGCACGACCTCCTCGAATCTGGCCTCAACAACTTACTATTTCAACAATGTAGCTGTGAGCCAGCCGACCAACACCAGCGGCCAAGGGCACACGATGTTCGTCGGCGGATGCCTCTCCGGTGGATCGACGCGGAATTGCTTCGTTTACAACAATACGGTGTTATCGGCGGCAAACGCCTCCGATGTAGCATACGACACCTCCGGCACGGACGCGCTGTTCAAGAATAACGCGGCACAATCCAGCGGCTCATACCTGCAATGGAATAACTGGACGATCACAACGCCCTCGACCGACATCGACTACAACGCCTATGCCGATAATGGGCAGTGCGGCGGTAACGGTTGCTGGAATTGGGGCGCTCAAGGCATCGACGCCTCTAGCCTGGCAGCATGGAAGTCTGCGTGTGTCTGCGATAGCCACGGAGTATACGCGGCTTCACTCGGAATCAATTCCAGTACGTACGTTCCGACGAGTACAGGATCGTTAGTCTACCATGCCGGAGTCAATCTAACCTCGGTTTGCAGCGGCCAACCCAGTCCCGGTTTAGGCGATTTGTGCTCGGATGCGGCTGGAGTCGCAAGGCCGAACTCGGCATGGGATGTGGGAGCATTCCAGTTCGGAGTAACTGTCACGGTCGCCACTCCAACGCTCTCTCTGGCAGCGGGAAGTTATGCCAACGCGCAAACGACTATCTGTGCAACGAGCACTCCGGGAGCATCCTGCGTCTACACGGCAGATGGCACCACACCAACGGTCTCCGGCACAACCTGCACTGTCACAAACGGCAACCTTGCACCGAATAACTACGTGCTCCCGGTAAGTCAGTCAGTGACGATTGCAGTTATTGGTTGCCTCTCTGGAGATACGGCAAGTTCGACCGTCTCGGCAGCCTATACCATCACCTATTCCTCGACGATAGCGGCCAGCAACTTCGGTTTACAATGTGGCTTCAGCAATGGAGCGTGCAAGAATCCCTCTCCTCCGCCGCTGGTCCTGTGGCCGACCTCAATTGCGACACCCTCAGTGGTTCGCATGTTGAGTTCCAACACCGATTGGGCAACGATGCAGCCGAACTCCAGCGGGATTGTTTACACCGACCTCGACGGCTACCTCGACGCACTGGCGGCGACGGCGCTTGTAAGCGGGAATCCAGCTGCAGCCGACGAGGTATTTATCTCGGTGCCATGCTATCTAGCAGCCGCTCCGACGCCATGCCCCACGGCCAGCCAGCCGGCGCACGGAACCAATAGTCCGCCCGCCGATCTGGTCGCTTCCGGATCTCCATCGTTCAACGCCTTCGTGACAGCGTTCGTTAACCACTGCTCGGTTGCGGGAAATTGCGTCAAAAATCTCATCAAGTATTACGAAATGTGGAACGAACCCAACCTGCCTTACTCATGGGCGGGGACGGAACTTCAGTTGGAGCAGATGATTGCTCCTGCGGCACAGATCATCGCGGCCAACGTTCCGAACGCCGTGATCATGACGCCCTCTTTTAGTTCAGGAGGAAGCGGTTACACCACCTACGCAAGCAACTGGCTAACGTTTGAAAACACGGTTGGACCTTTTTCGAGCATCGTCTTGCTGCACGACTACCTTGGGACTTCCATCCCAGAATCCCGCGGCCCGCCTGGTGCCTTTGCCACAGCCGTCCACGGTGTCGCCGGCTGGTCGAACGCGCTATTAGGTAACGACGAAACGAACTGGGCCGCCAGCAATAATTTCAAGTGCGTGGGTTATAGCACCGCCGACTGCATCGGGCAAATCGTGCGATGGCAACTCATTCAAGCGAGCAAGGGTTACGCAGCCATCTGGTGGTTCGTTTGGAATGGAACCATCGGCAACGGGCCCGTGGGCTACGCCAGCGCTTATTACTGGGCAGAGCAATATTTGATTGGCGGGCACTTCACCGGGGCGGCCAGTGGCACAGGGACGCCGCCAGTCTGGACGGCTCCGTTCGTCGAAGGCAATGGCAAGACGGCGCTGTGGGTGTGGACGACGAGTGAAAGTGGAACGACCTATACGGTGCCGAGCAACTACACGGATTACCGCGACATTTCGGGCGGATCGACTCCGATAACAGCGGGAAACAGTATCGCAATCAGCGTGCAGCCCATCATGTTGGAACAAGGTACAAGCGTACTGCCGCCAGCAACGGTGAATGCGGCGATCGCGCTGTTAGCACAAAACTAAAAAGAGAAGAGAGGAATCACAAAATGAAACGAATCCTGCTGGCAGTTCTGGTTCTCATGCTGGGGGTAGTCGCACAAGCCCAGGCATCATCGCCTTGCGGAGTTGTACCGACTCCGGGCGCTCCGCATGTGTGCTTTAGCTGGTCCGCGTCCCCGACGCAAGGCGTGGCCTATAACGTCTACCGGGCGACGACTTCCGGTGGAGAGAATTACGCGACTCCGCTCAACGCGGTGCCGCTGACCACGCTATACTTTTATGACACGACTGTGGTTGACGGAACAAAATACTTCTACACGGTGACCGCCGAGACTGGAGGTGCGCAAAGCTTGCCTTCTCCAGAGGCAAGCTCAATAGTCCCAGTGCCTCCTTCTGCCCCGACATCCCCCGCAGCTATCATTGATTAAGTGTCAAACAACCTCGTATCCCAAAATGTAAAACAGGAGGAAACCATGAACGCATTCTTGACCTATGTAAAGGCGAACTGGAAGACGAACTTGGCGGCAGTGGCCGCATTCGCTTATTCGGTGCCTCAGTTCGTCACCGCCATTACCGCATGGCAGGCCGGACAACAGCCAAACTGGCACGCTGCGGTTATCAGCATCATTGTGGCTGCTGGACTTGCTGCTGCCAAGGACGGCACGAATCATTCCACGATGGCCCAAGTGAAAGCCTCGACTGCTGCTGTAGAGGAATCTAAGGCTACGGCGACGGGTACTCCCTAACCAATGAAATGCAGCCGAAAGAACTAACGATCCTCGCGAGGAAGATTCGCGAACTGGAGCGGAACATCGAGATCAATCCGAAAGGCGGTCTCGTGCTCGCAATGAAAGCTAGAATCGCGCAGTTGAAGAAGCAGTTGGAGGGAAAATGAACACGCTATTCGACATTCTCAAGAAGCCTGTCCTGTTCCACTTGGTTCTCTACCAAGGCAAGAATGGTATCGCAACTTCTCCTACGGCCTACCTGTCGAACGATCCCGACGTAATTGGTGACCAGCTTTCCGCGATGCAGAATCTTGGTGGTCCCGGCTGCGGCGTCATCGGCCTAACCTACGGGCCAACCGTCAGTTCTTTCATCAACTCCGCTGCGGAAGAAGTGTGCGCCCAATGCGCCGAGAGAGAGATGCCGTTTGCGCTCTGTTACGATCCTTGGGTTGTGAAGAATCCCGATGGCTCGATGCCGACCGTTGCTATCGCTACCCAGAAGATGATTGCCGCGCTGGAAAATCCAATCACGCAGGCCATGATGGACTCGAAGACCTACATCTCCAGCATTAATGGGATCAGCGGCAAATTGGTGCTCGACTTCGGAACCACCGCGACACCATCGGCGGTGACTGCTGCCATGAAGGGAACGACCTACTGGCAGAACAGCGTAGATTACGCTTGGCCGCTCATTGCCGACAATAACGGACCCGCGCCTGTCAACAACACGACTGCGAAGTTGCCGTGCGTTTGCCGCGCTTTTAATGACGGCACTGGCCCAAATCGCAATGTGTCAATCTGGACTCCGACCAAGCCCGCGCGGATCATTCCGGCGAACGCTGGAAGTTATTTTTGGTCGCTGGCGAACGCGATGAATCCTGCCGCCGAGTACGCGCAGGTAGTCACTTGGAATGATGTTCTGGAGGGAACTGACATCGAGTCGTTCGCCGCAATACTGTACGGCAAGATTTAACCTTGCGCTCGGAAACTCCAACCTGGTAACAAAGAAAGCGGTCTCATGGAATGGTTACTGGCGGCCGAGCAGCACATCCAATTCGGCGGATTCGTGATCATCGCGACCTGGCTGGCAAAGAAGTATCGCGTGGATCTGGAAATTAAAAGGCGCTTGAATACTTTGTGGTATGACCGCTGCGCTACAAAACAGGAAGTCTATCAGCCGGTGGAGAATGGGACGCCTCCGATTCTTCCCCCAAGGCCAGTATATTCGAGGCGGCATTTGGACTAATGGTGGCCTCTCAAGAAACGGTTACACTCACGGTCGAGCACTTTGTAGACCGGGAGATCGGCCATCTCAAAGAGAAGATGGAGTTGCGATTTGATTCACAAGCAGAAGCATTAGCGCTTGCGATGGTACGGCTGAACGAGCGTCTTGCCGAGATGAATGAGCTTCGCGGCCAGATCGCTACGGAACGAGGTTCGTACCTCACGAGAGAGGCTTACGAGCGAGAGCACAAGATCGTGAGCGACCGGGCAGGAGCGCTGGAGCTTCAAGCCAGCAAATGGTCGGGAAGCATCTGGATGTTGGGTGGGGTTATCAGCTTGGTCGTGGTAGGGATTAATATTCTGCTGAGAATGTGGCCGAAATGACCTCTACCCCGGCTTACCAACTGCGCCACTTTACTGAGTTCGAACTTGCCTGTAGACATTGCGGTCGGCAGGGATGCACTGAAGAATTAAAACAAGCCTTGGACGACTACCGCGATGTTGTGAAACTCCCCGTGATCGTGAACGACGCTTATCGCTGCGAGGAGCACAATGCGGCGGTCAGTTTGGTCTCAAAGTCTCAGCACCCGGAAGGCACTGCCGCCGATATTCGAGTACCTGGCTTGACTCTCCAAGAAATGTACGACGCCGCACTGAAGATTCCTGCTTTCAAATATGGCGGGATCGGCGTGTACGACAAAAACTTTATCCACGTTGACGTACGGCACACGGGCCTGGCGCGCTGGGCGTTTGTGGGCAACAAAGAGATGAGCATCGCAGAATCAGGATTGGTGAAATGAGTATCAAGTACGGGACACATGTTCTCTTACAAGAGCAGGCGCACATCCTCGGATATTGGATGAAGACTTAAGCAGGAGACCTTATGGCAACCAGTAATCCCAGAGTGACGCAGATCGCGTTAAACGCGAATACGGGCGTGATGGTCAACATCATGTTGACCATGATGGCCTCGAAAGTCCTGGTCATGGAAGACCCCTCGGTCAACAACGGCGTTCCGCAAGGACTGCAGGGCTATTACATCGACACGCAACCGCCTCAGCCAGCAATCCCAATTGAAGCTGGCGGCGCTCCTCCTCCGCAAGCCACTCCGCAAGGGCTACAAGTGTGGCTTCCGCAAACCACGGGACAGGAAGGTCCAGCCTATCAACCAATCATCCTCGGTGGAACCGATGGCCGCGTGCATGGCGGGGAAGGCGATTACGTTGGAGCGCAAGGGTTAGTGGTCCTGCAGCTCCAGAGCTATTCGGAAACGCCGTCACAGGTGCTGTTGTTGGAATGGGCATAGCGATGAAATTCCCACAGCCAAAACCATCCCCGCTAATTGATCAGGTTCACGCCTGGGCAGATGCGTGCCTCGGACAAGTGAAAGCAGGGAACGTTGAGAAGGCTGTGTACTGTGCGGAAGCGGCAGCGCATTGCGCATTTCTTTACATGGAATCCGTCTCTGGAACGATGGATCGGGAATGGCGGATACTGCGCGGGTGGAAGCCGATTCCCGGACCAATCGGTACAACTACGTGGGTGTTGGCATGAAACTCCCTTGGGTTTCCCGTGAACTCTTCAATCACGTTAAGCAACAGTTGCAGGACTCGGAAGATGAGCGCCTATGGCTCCTTAAGAAACTCGCCGAACGGCCCGAAGTCCAAGCCGACGCGAAACCAGAGAAAGAAGAGTCGCAAGGTCCGCAACCCTACACCACGCCCTTTGATCGGATTGAGGCGAGATTTAATGAAGCTCTGCGAAGCGGACGGCTCACCGACAAGTCAAAGTACCGAGCGAGGATGCACTAATTGAGCACTTTGCCCATTGGCGCAATCGGAGGTGATCCCCAAGGGGGGCAAGAGACCGGAGGCACGCCGCAAAACGTCGCGGAAACTTCATGGCAGAATCCCTCACAGGCCAGTCCAGAAGACGACAGTTACTTCTCGACCCAAGGTGTATCCGATGACGATCAGAAGATGCTCAAAGACATTATCACGGACTACCGCTCGAACTGGATGCAGGACCGGATTGAACGATTAGCGCAGTGGATGGCAAACCTACTCTACTGGAAAGGCGTGCAAGTTCTCGGCTGGGATGCAAGTTCAAACTGCTGGTATGACGCGCTCTCGTGGGCCAGAAACAACAGCCAGGAATCGGGGGAAGATACCGACCTTGAGCGCTGGATCAATCCTCTGGTGCTGATGTTCTGCAATGTATTCACGGCCACCATGAGCCAGGGGATTCCAAAGCCCGTGATTAAGCCAGAGAACGCCAACCCGGAACTACAGGACATCGTAACCGCCAAAGCCAGCAAAGAAGCCATCGACATCATCCGCAGCAAGAACGAATTCACCAAGATCATTTTCTCGATTTACGAACTCTTGTTTCTCTTCGGCTCTTACTTTCGCTACACCCGTGCCGTGATTGACGGCAAAATGTTCGGCTACGAAGAGCGCCAGCAGTTTGCAGACATGGAGATCCAGACCGGCCCGCATTTTACCTGCCCGAACTGCGGCACGGAAAGCCCAGCAGAATCTCCCGATGGAATGAATTGTCCAAGCTGCGGCGCGTTTATGGGGCAGGAAAGCTACTACGCCGCCGGAGAAGGCAGCCGTACAAGCCTGAAATCCGCCGGGACGCAGAAGATTCCGAAAGCTGGCGTGAAGTGGTCTCTGCACTCTCCATTAGAAATTGATTGTGACCCGAAGTGCAAAGGGACTCACCCTCTGCGGCAGACGGCGATTCTCGCGAAAGATTGCGAGATCGATTTCTCCGAAGCCTGCACCATGTTCCCAAAGTTTAGAGACCGGATCAAACCAGGCGCGGGCTCGCCAACGACGCCCAACGCCGATCTAGAGCGCATCAACCGCATCATGGCAATCAGCGCGCTTGGGGGAATCACCGCCGACAACGAGATGGTGAATCCAACCTACTCGGAAGTCTGGGTACAGCCGTGGGCCTATGCCAAGAAAAAAGATTGGGACTTCGCCGACCGTATGCGCGCCAAGTTTCCCGAAGGCTTAAAGATTTCGATGGTGGGAGAAGAAGTCGTAGACATCCGCGCAGCCGTCCTCGAAAAAGAGTGGAGCCATTGTGCGCTGTATGCCAATCAAGGCGTCTACTGTGCGGCCTTGGCGAATACGGCAGTTAGCTTCAACGCCAGATTCAATCGGACGATGTGGATTCTGGACGACTGGGCGGCGCGGGCGGCCCTTGGATTGAATCTCGCCAATGCGTCGATGGTCGATACCGAGAAAATGAGCGGGAAGCCGGTTCCGGCAGGCACCTTAACCCCCGTGCCGATGAAGATCAACGGGCAGAATATTCCGATGGAGCAAATTGTTGCTCACTACGAATTGCCCATCAACGCGGCCCTCTGGAACTACCCCATGATGCTCATGACCTTTGCAGAATTGATCTTGGGGATTCCGCGGCAACTCGGAGGACAGGGAACGCAGGACGATGTTGAAACGCTCGGCGGCCAGCAGTTGCAACTCGCACGGTCGCTCACCACACTGAAGCCCTACTTCAAGAACGTGAAAAACGAGTCTGCCGAAGCCGACCAGAACGCGATTGAGTGCTTGCAGAATTTGATGAAAGTGGGTGCGGTCAAAGAGATTCAGGATGTCATCGAGTCGAAGGGTGGAGCCTTCCAGAACCAAACCGTCAAGTGGGACCAGATGACGGGGAACGTGAGAATTTCCGCGGATGAAGATCAGGAACTCCCAGCCTCGCCCGAAGAGTTACGCACAGCCGTGCAGATGATGTTCCAGGAATTGACCAAAGGCAATCCGGCGGCCGCGAAGTGGTTCGACGTGCCGGCCAATCAGGACCAGGCCCTCAGTTCGATGGTTCCTGACAGCGTGAACCCTACAGAAGCGCAACGGCTCAAGACCGAGGCCGACATTCAAACCATCGTGGATCAGGGCGTGCAAGTCTCCTTGAACCCGGATGGCAGCCAGGGGACACAACTTCCAGTTCAACCCGAAGCGTGGGAAGACTACTCCGTCGCCAAAGAAATCGTACAGCGTTACATGCTGGAAAATTATCAGCTACGAACCGAAAAGCCGGATCGCTGGCAGGCTCTGTCGCAGTATTACTCGCAACTCAAACAGAGCGAGATGCAGGTTGGGCAAGAGCAGGCACAGAGACAGCTTGCGGTTACGACCGCTGGTCAGCCGAAGCCGCCTGCGCCCGACCCGGCGATTCAAAGCGAATTCCAGCAGCAGCTTCAGGCCGCACAGCTTGCGATTCAAACGCTCGTGAGAATTGCTCAAGTAGATCCAGTCTTGACGGGCGGACAGATGAAAGATCAAGTCGCCGCCAGCAAGGAAGTAATCGATTCGACCGTGAATGCCGCCAAATTAATGAATGGTGGGAAATAACCGAAATGAGAGGACACTGAAATGCCAGAACCCGTAGCTCCCGCTGCACCCGCACCTTCTGCCCCAGCCGCAGTTTCGGCTCCGGTAGCGCCCGTAGTATCTTCACCTGCGGCACCCGAAAGTTCTCCTGCTGCTCCTGCGCCTCCGAGTGCCGCGGCACCAAGCGCACCCGCTGCTCCGTCCGCTCCGGCGAAGTTTGACGCGCAGACTTCTACCGCTCCCCCAGACTCCAAATCCTATCCCGATACTCAAGATGGGATGGAGCAATTCATCATAGACAATACAGCTTGGGAGTTCGCGCACCCGGAAGAAGCCGACAGGCTCCGGCAGGCCGCGCACAAGCCCGAGACGCAAGAGAACTTCCTTGGAGAACCGGAAGCCGTTGTCGAACCCGAGGCAAAGGTTGAACCCGAGAAGCCTGCCGAAGAACCAAAGCCCACTGAGACCATCGCTGCGCCAGCAACCCCCGCTGTAATCGAAGAGTGGACAACAAAAAGTCCAGAACTGAAAGCGGCCTTTGAGAAAAATCCAGAACTGCAATCTCAGATCATGGAGATGGCAAGAGCGAACGAAGCGGCCAAGCCCGTGCTGGACATCGTTTCCACGAAGGAAGAAGCAGAATTCGCGGTCGAGCACGCGCAACGGTTGGTCAGTGTGCAAGCCAACTGGATGCTCGCAGCCAACGATCCCGACATGATCCCCGCAGCCTACGAGCAAACCGTAGACTTCTTCAAAGAGCGGGATGCGAACGGAGCGGAGATCAAAGGGCCAGACGGCCAGCCAAAAATGGGAGCGGATTTCCCTATCTTCCAACGGTCAGTCGCTACACCGCTGTTTGAGAATTTCAAAGCCGGAGCGGACGCGAAACTTGCTGCCTTGAAAGCCGCCCCGGTTCCCGATGAGGAAGCGATTCAGCAAGCGGAGTACGACGTCGCAGGACTGGCCTTCGCCATTGACATGATCAAGCGCGGTGGCGCGGAGCCAGCCATTCCGTCATTGCCGGCCGATGCGACCCCAGCGCAGATCGAAGCCCAGAAGAGGCTTGAGAAACTCTCCGCAGAAGTAGACGAAAAGAACGGCAAGCAAAACGCGGCCACGCGCAAAGCCGCGAACCAAGCAGTGACCAAGAGAGTGCAAACGGCCTACGAGCAGGGCGTCGTCTCTTACATCCAAACCAAAGTTGCGGAGATGAAGGAGCGCGGCGAATATCTCCCCGAATTCGTACTGCAAGACAAGTGGTTCAATCCGGCCACACAAAAGCTCACAAACCTCTCCGCGTTCGATGTGAAGATCTATCAAACGCTCAACGACAAAATCAACAAGAACCCCGTTCACCATGCGAAGCTTCTGAGCCTTGAAGTCATGGGCGCTGCCGGAGAAGAGGCCCGACTCGCCGAAGTGAAACGGTTGCAAGGTCTCTATCTGCCAAAAATCTTCGACGCGGAAGTCAAGCGCATTCAGGACGGCATCCGCGCGACCTCCAAGGCCCAACCGCCCGCAACCGTGGCTGGAAAAGTGGCTCGTGTCGAACCGCAATCCCAAGGCACCGTCGTCCCTCAAGCCATGAACGATCAGCAAATGCGAACCTGGGCCGAAGGAGAAGCCAAGAAAGCGGATGGCTATGCTGGAATGCCGACTCGCGATCGTGAAGAGCTCGTGATGCAAATCATGATGAAAAAGAAGTACGGAGCCTAACTCTTAGCCTGTGGAAATCAGTTTGCATTCTATGACTTCTCGTAGTATGTTGCAGATGTTCTCTCCTTCTACCACCTCCAGAATTGTTCTGGACCGTGTAACCGCAAGCAATTCCCCTCTCACCTTTTCTTGCGGAAGGAGATAACTCATGCCCGCACCCAATTACACAACTGCTCAAAGCCAGTTGCCGCTCATGCTGCAGATCGTTGCAGACACGGTGGCGAAGTCCCAGAATCTTGATCGAGGCATTGACAAGCGCTTTCAGGCAGTCAGCTCGAAAGATATGGGTAAAGAGAAGTATCGTCATCCCATTCAGTTTGACGAAGGCGGCCAGGGATCAGCCTACAACCCCGATGGTGGCGGCTACCCTCAAGGCACCGGGCCGGAATACCAGCAGTTCATCGTGACCCCAATTCCGATCCTCGTTGCTTTCGCCGCAACCGAATTGCTCGAGCGCATCGAAAAATCGCAAGGTCTCGAAATTGTCCAGCCCATCTCCCGCATGGTTGGTGGCGCCAAGGACAAAATGGCCCACATCCGCAACACCTTGACCCAAAGCTATAACCAGTTCATCGTGGGCACCGTAGATGCTTCTTATGCCGGCGGAAATACCGTACAGATGGCCTCCAGCCCCTTCGGAAACCGTCTGCTCGATTTGAATAACCAGTATCTTGTGACCGACGCCTCCGGCCAGTACAACGTGCTCGGAAGCCCCGCAGTGCTGGCAAAGTCAAACTCCACCGGCGCCACTGTCGATACCGTACAGCTGGACGCCGCCCCTGCCGGACTCGTGGCCGGTTCTTCCTTCCTGTTGATGGGTGCGACCTCTGGCGCTCCCCTCGGCCCGCAAGGTCTGCAGTACATGATCTCAACCTCGAACGCTGGCGATATGGACGGAATCTCGCGCAACCTGGCTCAAATGCAGGCTGCGGGAGTGAACGCTTCCAACTCCACGCTCACCCTGGGCATGATTCTCGCCCTCGATGTGCGGCAGCGCCAGAATGCAGGCCCGGATGCGGAAGGGGGACCACGGTTCTACTACACCTACATCTCCCAGCAATCGACCGCACGTCAGCTTGGATTCGCCAAAACCACGCTGATGAGCCAAGACGGCAAGCTCGACAACTTCAACATGTCGCCCGATCTGAAAGGCAAGTGGATGATCGGCACCGACGAAGTGGAAGTCGATACCACCGCGGCCAACAACACGATGTACTGGGTCAGCGCGAATCACCTGAAGCGCGTTCGCTATCCCGGATCGCAAAAGTTTATTCCGGGCACGCTGAACGGGCTGTGGTGGCCACGTTACTCGGGGGGACAGCCGACCTCAGAACGCGACCTTTATTATCAGGACGCATACAATTACTATACTAATTTTCCCTGGTCACATGGTCTGATTCACTCGCTCGGGGTAACTCCTGCTATGTCAGCGCCGGTTTAGTCCATTGTAAGTTGGTATTAAGAGTCAACAAATGAGAGAGCCCGCGCCAGAGCCAAGTATCTGGCGCGGATTTTTATGCGACAAAGGAGATATCAAGTGAAAGAGAAATTCCTGATCTGGTTAGCATGGATTACGCCGCGTAGCCTTGCATATTGGTGCGCGGTTCGTGTCATTTCTTACGCGACTGTCGGCAAGTATAGCAATCAAGTTGTGCCTGAGTTACTTGCGATGGATGCGCTGAAACGATGGAACGACAACGATCCAGTGATGTGGAATCCGTACAACAAAGTCGTGCAGGATCACCGCGATGGGACCATCTACGAGGAGCGCACGAATGCGGAGCGCAAGCTACGTGGCTTGCCGACTCCTTGGACTCCCGCGCTGGGTACTCTGGAGGTTCGGCAAGCACCAGAATTCTAAGGCAATTTTTATGCCCGGATCGCGACAAGTTAACCTCGAACATAAGCAAGCGTTTCGCAAGGACGAAGGGTTTTCGCTGCGCGCGCACCTTGAAGCGAAAGGCCAGTTCTGCACGAACTGCCAGCAGCCGGAAGCCCTTTGTCGTTGTATCAAGAGACGAGATGCCTGAAACCCTCGACATCAAGCAAACCGTCTGGTCGGGATCGGTGAATTACAAGGCCAAGGGCGGCGAGATCAAAGAAATTAAGATCATACAGAACCTTGAACCCGGACAGGTTCACATGACCTTTGCCGATATTCAGATGTTAGCCAAACAAATCGCAGTGAAGTTACAGGAGGATGCTCAATAATGGCGACCGCAGCCTTAGTCGTAGCTTTGATCAGTTCCAGTTTCGTCGCAGGGCAGCAGGGCGTGAGCTTTATTGCTGCCGTGAAAGCCCTGCATCATCACACCACAAAGCCTTTGTACCACCACGTTCTGAAGCCAGTGGGGAAAGCGATTAGTCAGTAATGTACGAAGACCGCCCCCTCAAAGACACGCCCAACTGGATCACAGACGAACTCGCGGAGTATAGCGGCCTCTCTCCAGATGGGCAACCGATCTGGCGATTAGTCCTGGCGGAAAATTGCCGGTCGCACTGCTTTGGGTCAATGAACCATATTGATCCCGCGCTGATTCAAAACATGACGGATGAGACGCGGCCGACCGACATCGTTCCTGACCGGATCGAAGAAGGAGAATTCTGGGTTCCCAAATATCGCCAGAAGGGATGGATCTTGCAACGCTGGTTCGCGGCCTCGGCGTGGGGATCACGAAACGATTGGGAGTCGCAGAAGGCAAAGGATGGGTGCACGCGGCTCTTGGCGTCGTTTCCTCAGCGTGGGGATTACGTGATGATGCCGTGTGGACCCTGGAACTCGTTGCCGTCGATAGGGCCGCTGAAGTATGCGATCCGGTCGTTCAACCTTCAGCAGAAAAACAATCCCGCCAACTGGTCGAACGATACTCAAGCTTACATCGCGTTTGACAACTTTGAGCGAGAGCAGGCGAAAGAAAAGTTTTCGGAAGAGTTAGAAGCCCAGTACCGAGTAGGAGTTTCGTCGATGCTGCGAACGGTCTCAGGAGCGGCGCAAAGAGTGAGAAATGAGATTTCTGCAGTGACTGCTGGTGGAGTGAATCTTGGCGGAGCTGAAAAGTGGGGATGAGTCGGCGGTGGGCCACCAGGCCGCAGAGCGTCCATAACGGATCGTCTGGAGGGATTGAACCTCTTTACGCCGCCGATCAATACGAATTCTAAGTCATACCAAGGAGAACCTGCAATGCCAGAAACACAACAGATAACTGAAATTCAAATTGATGAACCTGTCGTACCCGCACTGGATCTGACACGCGGCCCAGGAGAAGAGAAGTATGGCGCAGCGTTAGGCGTCGAGCACGCCCGCCGGGAAGAATCGCGCCTTGACTTTCTAGAGCGGGAACTGGCGCGATTGCTGAATATCCCGGCTCCGCACAAAGAGATGATCGAAGGCTTGGGAGCGAAACGGCGCAAGCAGATCATGACGGCGAAAGTGAAAGAGTTGAGAGCTCTCACCCGCAAGGTCGATGACCGCTGGGATGGGCCGTGCGCTCCGTTTACCGTGCTGAATTTCAATCCCGTGCCTTTGAAGCTGCAGGGCGTGCTCGCCGACCATAGCGTCCCGCCAGCAGGCAAAGGGAAGATCATCAAGATTCCCTACAATGGACGAACCTTCGTCGCAAGCTATGTGACCTTGTGGAACGCAAAGGTCTGGTCGGTAACGATCTCCACCGAGAGCATCAAAGGCTTTGACGAGCCGGCCATCCGCGCCGATTATCTTCCAACCAAAGGCATCGCCCACCAGTTCTACTCGCACTATGTCGAGGGAGCGATGGATGCCCTAGGCATGGGCGGAATCGTGATCTTCGATGGAGATATTTACACCATCGCCGATAAAAAGAAACTGGAGAAAGCCAACGGCATGATCCGGGTGCCGCGGATTGATCAAGAATTAAGCACGCAAGATACCGTGGAATATACGTGCGACGAGCGGGCCTTCATTGAAGACGTGCTTGCCTCATCCTTGCGGCGCCAGAAAGCCTATGCGGAATCGGTAATCGTCGAAGGTCACGGCTTTGCCAACAGCCAAGCCGACGATATCAGAAACCAACTCGCGCCCAATCATCACATCTTGTGGCACAACTGGGCAATTCAAATGAACTACAAGACGGTGCCGGAAAAATGGGCCTCCGACCAATTGAGCGATACGCCGGATACGAAAGCGGTGAATTGTCCGGGATGCGGAACCCGTCAACCAACCGGGAATCCGCCGTTCTGCCCGAAGTGCAATGCACCGTTTAACGCCTTTCAATCGTTCATGGCGGGACTACCCGTTCCCGACGCATGGCTTGAGATGTACGAAGGCGAACAGTGGGAACAAATCGTTGCCGAAAAGTCGCGGCGCCGCGCGAAGCGGGCGCAACTCGACGGCGAACCCAAGGCAGAGAAGGGAAAAGCCAAGTAGCTAAATGTTCTGTTCGCAGGGCACGATCATTCGGCAAACCGGACACCAATACAGCCATGCGAATAACGGTTCTGGCAATGGCGGAACGATAACATCGGCAGCATGGGGAAGTTCTTTCGTAAGTTCCCCAATTTTACAAACAAGGCAGATCATAGCCAGAGAGTATAGCACCTAGAACCTAAATGCCTCCGCAAGCCACGCCATTGCCGAATACGCTGGGAGATGTGGTATCCCGCTGCCAATCTTTGTTGGCTGGGAATACATCTTCAGTAGGTCTCTACCAAAGACCCTACTTAGTCCCATTTATCCAGCAAGCGTATGAGGACATGGCGTCCGTAATCAAGCTGGCCTCGGGCAAGAATTTTGAGATGAACATCCAATTACTCAACGTTCCCATCGGGCAAAACAGCTTATACCCATACCAGAGCGCGCAGTACAAAGATCCCAACACTCCGAATAGTCCGGCTACCCTTGGGCCGCTGTTCGGGTTGTACGATCCTTTGCGACTCTGGGCGAAAACTACAGGTGCGCTGCCGCAATACTGGACACGCTGCAACGGGCCGATTGACAACCTGCCGTTCGTGAATCCTCCAGGGATCACGCCGGGTTCATTCTCGACCACAATGTTTTGGACCTGGCTGGGGAATCAACTGCTCGTCACGCCGGTCGCCAGCGCGATCGACATACAGGTCTATGGGCGATTTGATCCGCCGCCGCTGCAGAAGGATGAAGATAAACTCCTGCTCTATCCGAGGATGACGGCAGCTTTGGCTTATAGCGCTTCCGCCCTCACCGCGGTGGAACGGTCGAATCCCCAAATCCTGCAAGGCTATGCCGTTCGTGGGGAAGCGATGGTCGATAACATCGTCGCCGACATCATCAAGCAGACACAACGCTATCCCCGAAGATTGGCGAAGATGGGCGGCTCGAACGGGAACTTCTGGGGATGGGGCTGCGGCAGTTTTAGCAATTAAATTCTGAGAGGAGAAATCACATGGCAGTCGCACTAGCATTTCTTAAACAAACCGAGTTCAACAATCCTGGGGCATTCCTGGTTCGGGCAACACTTACGGGAAATTATGGCACGAATGGTGTCGGTGACTTACTCAACCTTGCCCCTTATCAAGTAGGCACCAATCCCGGCGGAATCACAGACCCAAATTCCACCTACGATGAAATCCTGGGCACGCCTACGAGCGCGATTGGTCCATTCAATACCAACCTTGGTGGTTCGACTGTCGCCATCAAGCCGGGTTCGCCGGTCACTTTGACAAACGTGGGCCTGCAGGTATTTGAGCCTGGTGGAGCGGAAAAGGCGACTGGAGCGGCTTATACCGCAGCGGAATTGGCGGGATATGTCGATCTGATCATCGAAATTCCGAAATATCAGTAAGTCGAAAATAGGGGGGTTCTAATTGATCTGGTTCGGGAAACCTGTTCCGCAGAATCGGATGTTGGGACAGGTCGATAGTGACGATCCCACCAACCTTCCGGCTGGTCTCGCCTCGCTTGCCAAGAACTTTGAGTGGACGCGGGATACAGCCGGGCCAACATGCGCTAACTCTCGCTGCGGTTGCAACACCGCCATGCAATGCCTCGACCATGCCGCGCCTGTAACTGGCTTGCTCGGCTTTGTCTATTCTCCAGAATCGGCCAGCGATCCGTTCTTTCAACTTCCACTAGCTTTTCAACCGACCGAAGGCTCGCAGTACGAATCTCCAGTCGGCACAGGCCGCATGGTAGCCTTCCCGCCGACAAACTTTCAGGAACCATCCCTCGCCAGTCTCGGCGTTCCTCCCCATGTGATATCCGCCAGCGCAGGGAATCGAGTCTTCCAAGCGTATAGCGACTTGAGTATCCCAGCCGGCGGATTGGCGAACCTTGATCCCAAAGCGAAGACCATGAACCCGTATGGGATGAAACCAGTCGGATTCTATTGGGTTCCAAACACTCCAGTCTTGCAAGGAGAAATCTGCTGCCCGCCGACTCCGACCACTGGAAACGGCCATACCTACCAAGCGCAGAACTCAGGCACCACCGGAGCGAACGCACCTATCTTCCCCACGGGAGAATCCGCGACTGTCAACGACAACGGCATCATCTGGAAAGAAAATACGATGGTGATTGCCAACCGCCTGCCACCTCCCGATGAGGCACAATTCATCGTAATCAATAGCGGCGGAACCATCCCGGCGAACATCCGTGTCTATGCGGTCATCACATTTCTCAACTCTATCGGTGAGACATTGCCGTCGCTTCCACACTTCATCGCGACCGTGGTCAACAATTCGCAGGTGAAAATCGAGGTGCCGTCGCTCGCGCAATTGCCCGCATGGATACGAAATCTTCCATCCCAATATGTTCCAACCCAGGCAAATGTCTACGCCCAGGAAACCGGCATCGCCTCACCCGCGCCAGCACTTTCTACCTATTATCAGCTAGGAGGGTCGGTTGCCCTTGGATCAACTGTTAATTTCGTTCCCGGAAGCGGTACAGCTCCGCCCGTCTCGAATACCGCAAGAATTACTCCAGGGCAGTTGCCGACTCCGACCGTTGAACCTGAGATGCAAGTTTCTCCTGCGGGCTCCGTCGTTACTCCTCCCAGCCTGCCTACTATTTCCTTGGCGCCCAGCGCGGGAAGCGCATTTACCGCAGGCCAAGTCATCGACGTAGCTTTAACCTTGGTCAACGCGAATGGAGAAACCACCAGAGGCCCAGCTCCACCGATCAAAATTATCAACAATGGCGATGGCATCTTAGTTTCTTTGGCTGCGAGTTATGGGCCCACGGTGACCGGAGTCAACATCTACCTCTCGACCAATGGATTTTCCGCTGGGACTGGATCCTTGGAATCCGGTTCGCCGTTTGCGGTGGGATCTGTAACAACGTTGTTAGCTTTTGGGCCGTCCACGACATTGCCGACGACGAACACGGCAACGCTCCCCTTAGGAACGTTCCCTGCAGGCCGTGATGTATACGTCGCGCAAACTTATACCAATGCGAGTGGGGAAACTCCGCTCGGGCCAGCTAACTTCATCCTCAATACCGCTGCCGACGACTCTATTTTAGTGACGGTCGCGGTTCCACTCGGACCGGACAACGAGCAACTTTACACGATCACCAGCGTGGGAATTTATGAAGCGGATGTAGCCACAGGAACTGCTGCGCCAGCGCCATCCGCTTTTGCCTTGGTCGGCTATTACCAACCGGGAAATCAGCCTTTCATCTTGAATACAGCAACGGGACCGAATCCGCCCATCACGAATACCACGGGCCCAGGCGGCGCGATTGTGGCGGATACCGCGACTGGGGGAGCCAACGGAGGGCAAGGCTATCGCTATGCCGCCTTTGGCTGGATCAACCAAATGGAAACTTTCTCTGGCTTCACTCTGGCAAGCGTAGTGAAAACCATCATTGATGAAGACGGCTGGGAGATTGGAGCGTTCAACGTCCCCACAGGAATGCCGAATGTAGTTGGGAGATACGTCCCCTTCTCAGGCGCCGACGGATCACAGGCAGGGCCATTCAACTGGATTGGGTTAGTGAATCTCATTGTCCCCTCACAGAACGTTGTCTTCCCGATGCAGACCTTGATCGACACGGTTCTGCAGAGCGCCACAGTATTTCTCGACAACGTGACCACGCAGGGAACCTTCAACTTCACCGATACCTATTTGCAGTCGGCTAACAATGTCGATGACCGGTTGCAACTCGCGATTCCGCCGCAGGGCGTGCGCGTGGATTATCTTGAGAGTGTAGATCGGCTGGCTATCACTGGGGTGCCGGGATTCGCCAGCGGGCCGTGGATCAGCCTCGCGGAAGACTACGAAAGTTTCTATGGCGCGCTCAGTCCGGTTCCTGTCACCACGACTGGTGAGCGATGTTTCGGAGTGACCGACAAATACAAAGGCATCGTCTTCGCCTTGATGGAAGAGAGCGGTTTCGTACTCAATGCGAATACCGGAGCCCCGGCAAGCTGGGCCGCAACCCGGCGCTGGCAGGGTATGGGGCCGTGCGGCTTTCGGGCGTGGGACGCGAACGGCAAATTCATCATCTTCGCGCACCGCTCGGGGCTTTACAAATATGACGAGTCCGACCCCGACATGATGCAGAAGGAAATCCCGAAACTCTGGTCCACGATCAACTGGGCCGCGGGTGAAACCATCTGCGTCTACATCGACGAAGATACCCATACGGTGCATTGCTTAGCGCCCACGGGAGCCAGTACAGTACCCAATCAGGACTTTGTTTTAAGCTATATCGAAGGCTGGAACAATCCGATCCACTTCTCAACCTTCTCGGGAAAAGAAATCTCGATGGATGCAGCGCGCCGCTGGTCACCGCATGACCGAGCAGCCTTCGTCGTGTTGCGCATGAAACGCACACTGCCACCGGGTGGGAACCAGTTCATTGACGGCCCCACTTTCGAGACGTTGCCGGACTCCAGCTTTCTTTTGACGCAACTCTTATTCGCTTCGAGCGCAAACGATGGCACAGTGCAAGCGCGGACTCCGGGAATCTTCTCCGACAACGGCGGATACATTGACTGGCAATACGAGACCATGAGTTCTGGAATGATGCAGGCAGTGTGCAAGCCAGAGGGGTTCAACCTGAACGCCACGGGATCAGGGGTGATGATCGCTTCGTTTATCGCCAGTCGAGAACAGGTGACCGATGAAGGCGGAGAACAAAAGCTGATTATCGAAGAGGAGGAAGTCGAAGTCGATCCCATTCCTTTGAGTCCGAAGCAGGTATCTGGGATCACGCGCAAGTGCAATCAGTCGGCGGTGAATGAGTTTTGGAGAATGAGGTTTCGAGGGGACCGGCAGCCGGGGACGTGGGTGAGTTTGAAGATTGTAACCCCCTATGTAATTCCTGTTACGCCGGGAAGGGATGCCGGGGACCGATGAGCAACCACGCCAACTTGGGATTGATCGTAGAGAGGGAAGAGGCACTTGGCTTCCTCGATACTGATTTCTTTGACGCGGGAAACATAGTCGCAGGGCTTCTTCTGGTAGAACGGCCACATCTCCAATCGGTGTTGGGAAATAATTGTTTCACCAATGGAGTCAACCTGCCAGATGCCTTCCTTCCCGAGATGGATGACCGTCTGCTTAACTTCGACACGCTGTATTCCCATGAAATCCCCAACGTGCTTTCCGTCTTCCCAATAGGGAAGACCAGCGAGGGACAGTTCGGGCACAACGATTTCTTTTGGAAAGAAATAAGTGCGGAACGGCCAAGTTCTTACCGCGGCAGAAGCGGCTACTCCACCGACCAAGGTACGCAGGAAGTTTCTACGATTCATGCCGCATAGTCTACTCTCATGAGGATCAAGATGCCAAGAGATTTTGTGTTTATTGACTACGCTTACGCTGCTCGTACTGCACTGGCTGTTTGTTATCGGCGAGACCGCAAAGGCGAGTTAACCATATGTGGCATGATCGAAGAAAGCCGAATGCCAGCTAAGGCGTTCGCGGAGCGCGTACGGCGCGCATTCGGCGATAGCGACTACTATATTTCTCCCGCAACCTTTCAAAATGTAGGAAATGGACGATCCGTCGGCGCGATTATTCACGACGCTCTACTCTCATGAGTCAAACCATTCAAGGCAACCAACTCGCGCTCATCGAAAGCTTCGTCCGCACCTTGGCACCATCTGCCCGAGACGATGCGCGGCAATTGCTGGTCAATCTCTACGACAACCTCACCGCACTTTCCCCCGGCGGGAACTTGATCCGTATCGGAGGAGTGCAAGAAAACGCCAGTCAGCCGCCTTCAGGAGTGGTTCATTCCGTCAGTGCAGCCAATGGAGTCGCCACAGTTAATATCACGAATCCTCCAACACCAGGTGGCACGCAAATCTGGCACCGGATCAGCTATTCCCCACTGAAAAGCTTTACCCAGAACGTGACGACGCTGGAGCCGACGACCGCAACCTCCGTGACCATCCCGCAGTCGGGAGTCAGCACGTTTTATCAACTGGAATCTTCCTTCGATAAGAAAACCTGGTCAAAAGCAACGCTATCCTCGACTGAGACCATTGACGCTGGCTTAGTTGCCTCGCAAGCGATTGAACCCGCCGCAGTGTTCAATCAGAGCAATTTTGCCTTCGTGAATTCGCAGGCGACTGGATCGGGCGCAACCGTAACCGTGAATGGATCTGGTGGAACCTTTAGCCCTTACACTGCGGTCAAGGGCAATCAAACTTTCCTGAGACCATCCGCCACGATTGTAGGAGTAGAACTCGGAGCCAATCAGTTTGTGGGCTACGACCCGAAAGCGAAACAGTTTCAACTACTCCCGACTCTCGCGGGAGTGTTACCTGACAACTTAGAGCCTGTGGGCTATGTGCAAGCGGGAAGCAGCACACCGGGCGGTGGAGGAACGACTGGTGGGAATGGTGGGAGATTGAGCGCGGTGCAAGTATGAGTTGGGCGATCCACGACGAATTTGTTGACTTCGGAAACTTCCGGCATACGGTCATTTTCAAGAACCGGGATACTGGAGCCGAACACCATTTGATCCATGAATTTAAGTTGCACTCCTGCCCGCACTGCGGAGTAGTGAAAACACAACCGAACGGAGAGCCCATCGACTTCGCGCTGCTCAAAGCGGAAACTCTTGCCGCGCTACAGGCCCATCATAAAACCGTTTTGCAGTACGGAGAAAAGCACGTCAATATCCGCCGGGGAAGCGAACGCAAGAAGTGAGAACCGAGTTGAGGCAAATGACTCCCGCGGATGTGCCCGCGGTGCTGGAGAAACTTCGGGAGCAAAATGAAAGAGACGGAACCAGTTATGCCATGCCACTGGTCTTTGATCAGGACGGGAAAAGGCTGGCGCGAATTGAGCTGGCATTGGTTGCGGTGGATGAGGAAACTGGCCAAGTGGAGCAGGGTCATGTGTGGGAGCGTACGGTAGAACAGACGACCTATGGCATCTCGAAAGAAGCCACCGTTTGCAGTATGCACGAACAGGATGCGGTGCTGTATCTTTTGCGGGAGCGCGGCTACACCGACATGCATATCTTTGTCCCACAAGAGCGCGTGAAGCAGATGCAGCACGGCCTCGAAAAGATTTACGGGATGAGCGCCACCGGACTAACACACTTCTATCGAATGCTGGACCCCTCGGAGAACGAGGCGTTACGCCAATTTTACCAAGAACGCGAGGTCACAGCATGAGTCGCGGCCAACAGGGTCAAGTGTTTCAGACCGGACAGCAGGAGAACAAAAACTTCACGACCGGCGCCAATACTGATTTCGATCTCGCACAGCAGGATGTAAACTCATTCGCCAATCAAGTAGGACAATTCCGCGCAGCCAATCCCTTTGTGCAAGGCGGCCAAGTGCAGACCGCCGAGAATCAAGCTATCGCCGATACTGCTGGAGCAGGCGGGGAAGCTCTTGGACAAACTTTGCAGAGTGCTGCGGTGCGAGGCGGCCAGAATCCGAATGCTGCCATCGCCGCGACGGAAGATCAAGCCACGAAGAATATGCGGGATGTTTCCGCACAGGAAGCCAATGCCACATTAGGCCGTGCTACGGCTGGAGCTGGATACGGAGAAACCGCACTCGGGGAAACCGGGAAAGTTGCCGGGTTACAGGACACTCTTGCGGAACAACAAGGCCAGCTTGCCCAAGGAGCCCTTGGCACGGAAGAACAGGCAGCCCAGCAACCGAGTTTTGGCGATATCTTCGGTAGTGCCTTCGGCCAGCAGTTAGGAAAGGGTCTCGCAGGCGGAAACTTCCAGGTGAACGCCAATGTCTAACGACTACAAATCCGGCCTCGACGACCAAGACGAACTCGGGCAATTTCCTTCTGCCGCGTCACCTCTTGCGGCTTTGGGGATTGATCCCGACGAAGCCAGAGCGAATCCTGAATTCCTAGCAAGGCTCATGAAAGGTCCATCACAGGGTACGCCGCTATCCTCTCCTTCTCCCAGTGCGGTGGCGGCCGGGGCCACTGGTGGTGCTGGTGATACAGAGCCAACCGATGAAGAAGGTTATGGACGCGCTGGCCTGTCGAAGACCTTCCACGCTATGTCGGATGCGTCCAAAGCTGCAAACGCTGTGCCGACAGAGACTCCAGCCGATATTACGCGACTGCAATCCCAGGAAGAGAAACTTCAGCCCAAAACTCCTTTGCGGGACGCCTCGGGAAATATGCTGGATCAGTACAAACCCTCAACCGGGCAGAAGATCTGGCGCGGTGTGCGTGGCGGACTTACTGGTCTCGCTACTGGTGGAGTTTTGGGTGCCGGACTCGGAGCGGCCTATCCGCAAGATGTGAAAGGCGGCACTGCCTACAACGCGCCGAACAAGCAGTATGAGCGCACAGAGCAAAAGCGCACTCAAGATTTGAGTGCAACAGAATCCAATCTCGACCAAGCCCGTAAGAACTGGGGCGAAGCGGTCAAAGCGCGGCAGGCCCAAGCGGGAGAGTTCGGAAAAGTCGCGGCCCTCGGGAAAGACCTCACCACCGGAGCCACAGGATTAATCAACGCGGAAAATAAACCGGAGACGGAAGAGAACAAGACCAAGGCAAAACTGGAGTTGTCACAGAAGGAATTTGAGCAGCGGCGCCAATCGTTGACGACCGATCCGACTCTATCAAAACTCTCTCCTCTCCAAAAAGCTCTGTACATGGCAAACGGGAAACTCCCCGACCCCCGAGAGCCGAACGAAGCCGACGTACAGGCCGCGAACATGGCACGGGCACTCACAACGTTTAAGCTTCAGACTGGGCGCGCCCCGCAAACGCTCGAGGAAATGAACTCAGTCATCGCAACCGCCAAGGGCGAACTCAATAAAGGGAAGGGTGCGAACAATCCCGACGCCGCCAACCTCCGTGTGGCCGCTCGACTCGCCGAGACTCACTTAAAAGAATTGCAGAACATGATGAAGGCTCCGTCGATTGCCTATGGTTCTCCAGAAGTGAAGAAACAACTTCAGGACCAAGTAGACGAAGCCAAAGAACGGTACGACGATTTACAAGAGCAGTTAACCCAAGCCACAGGGCCAACGCAGACACCCGCCGCTACTCCCGCGCAACCTGCTCCCGCTGCACCCGCAGCATCGCAACCCGCGAAACCGGCGCAGAATGCTCCCGCTACCAAGCCGCAACCCGCCCCGGATGGGACGCGCCGACAAGCTCCAAATGGAACCATCGAAGTGAAGCAGAATGGTAAATGGGTGCCGGAGAGCTAATTGGACGCCGCCCAGCAGTTTACCGACATCCCTAGCGGGTACAAAGTTCTCCCACCCGCCGCGCCTCTGGATCAATTCTCCGACGTTCCAGACGGCTATAAAGTTCTTCCGCCAAAAGCGCCAACCGCACAGCAATCCTCCGCCGCAATCGGGCGAGTTACCAGTCCGCTATCGCCTGCCCCGATACCACCCGCTTCTCTCCCGCCATTCTCCTTAGGTGCTCCTCCGTCAACGCCGCGTTCGACCGCAGAGGGCTTGACCACCGAGCAGCAAGAGCGCCGTGCCGGAATGCCACTTGCAATCCAGCCGGCCAGCGGCAGTTTAGAGAACACTCACCCCGAACAGGTCGTCGCACAACCCCTAACCAATCAGACCCTAGCCACTCCGCCCAAGCCGGCTCCAATCGATACCTCGCTTGGGCCGAACGCTCCCTTTACCCCGGAAGAAGTTGCGGCACGCCATCAAGAGAAGCAGGCCGATGAAGCCGCCGATAGTTCCATGCTGGCAAATTACAGCCGAGCCGTAGAAGCCGGTAGGCGAATGGGATCAAAAGCGGGCGAACAGATTGCAGCCTTGGGGACGCCGATTGAAAAGGGCTATGGGGATCTGACTGACGAGAACCGCGGAGCCTTTGAGAAAGAGCACCCTGCCGCTGCGGGCATCGGGAAAGCCGCTGGCGGATTCGTGGGCCAGATGGCCGCCGACCCGGTTACCTATTTGTTTATGGGGAGTAGCGAACTGGCGCATCCCATGCTCGACCGGATTATCAGTTCGGGATTCCGGTTTGGTCTGGGCGTCCACGCCGTCAACGCTGCGCGTGATCTGCAAAAGAATTGGAATGATTACACTCCCGAGAAACGGTATGAGGTCGCAACCGAAGCGGGGCTAAGCGGATTGCTGGCTGCTGGCGCCCACCAGATCAGAGACTTTCTCAAAGGACCGTATGAAGCTTTACCTACTGAGCCGACCGAGCGCGCCGAATCTCTCTTCCGGAATCTGGTCCACAAAGCCGGCGGAACCGTGGGAGAAAATCCTACTCTTGAGGAAGCCAACGCCGCATACCGATCCGCGATCGCCAACCTGCACCCAGACGTAAATCCAGAAGCGGCCGAAGATGCGCGCAACCTGAATGACGCATGGGCCAAGCTGAAGCAGTCGGGGCGTTTCACCGGGAAACAGCGATTCAGTGATGTGCCGGAAGGCTACAGAATTCTTCCGCCTGCCGCTGGAGCAGAACAGCCCACCGTTCACGCCTCGAACGATGTCGAAGAGCTCCGTGCCTCCGCCGAACGCCAAGCCCCGAAAATAGGAGATGCGGTTAGTAGCGCCACTGAAGGCGTTCCCGGCACCAAACTGGAAGCCGTGCGCGACTCCAAAGACTCTGACCGAATCACAGATAAAGCCGAGCGCCAAGGCGTCGAACCTTCCCAGATCAAAGACATTGCCGCGGCGAAGGTCACCGTCCCGGATCAGGAAGCCGCCAATCAGGTATTAGAAAATCTTCACCCCGAGATGCCCGTTGAGGAAGTCAACGGCATGGTGACAGGGGAACCCGGTAAAAACGCGGTGCGTCAAACGCAAGCCGTCGTATCGACGGATCAACCGGGCGAACCTGTCAAGAACGCCGAAGTGCTCTTACAGACGCCGGAGATGCACAAAGCCACGGAAACCACTCATGATGACTACCGTAAAGCTCAGGAACTACGCGCTGCGGGTAAAGAAGCCGAAGCCCAGGCTGTCGAAAATCGTATCGCAGGCGAGCACGAAGAGGCCCACCAAGCGGCCATTGCACGACAGGAGGAATCAAATGCCATTCAAGAGCGAAGCGCAGAGGGGGTTCATGGAAGCGCACAAGAAGAAGATGGAGGCCAGCGGAGTCAACATGAAAGAGTGGGAGAGCGCCAGCAAGGGCAAGGATCTTCCGCCGCGCGCCCCCAAGCCGCCCGACAAGAAAAAGAAGAAGCCCCCCGCGCCCCCAAGCCGCCCACCCGAGGAGTTTCAGGGGCCAATGACCTAACTCATAATCTCAAGAACCAAGCAATTGAGATTCGTGACTCTCAAGGCAACTGGAAGCAAGGCACCGTTCTAGCCGACAGCCTTACCCAAGGGGGAGATCGGCCACGTCGATTGCGCGGAACCTTCGCCGATGGGACAGAATTCGACAACATCAAACTCTCAGACGTTCGCAGGCCGGAGGTGCAAACAGGTTCCGAGGGAATCGACTTCGACGGAACCCTGTTCACCGAGCGTCCCGATGGATCAATCGGCGAACCCATCCCAGAGCGGATCGCAAGCTTAAAAGAACGCATTGCCAATGGAGAGGAAGTAGTAATCGAGAGTCACCGAGCGCGTCAACCGGGAGGAGTTTCAGCCATTCAGGACGCGCTGGAGAAAGCAGGTTTGCCGCGCCTGCCAGTCTCCGCCAAGAAGAACGTAGAACCCACTCTCGTTGACGACGAAAAACAAAACGCTCCGGGAGTCACCCAACAAAAAGTAGCGACGAATCGAAATACGCCGTTACCCGATGTGCCGCGCGCCCCACGCCCGCCCAGCTACGGTCCTCCCAAGAAAGATTTTCAAGGCTCCGTCCCTGCGGAGAGTTTGGGCTTCAATCACACGATCGATACTGGTCCCGACATCGGCGCAAAGGCTCGCGTAGAGACTGAGAAGCGTATGGGTGGGCCTCTCCCCCGTGGGCAGGCAGAGCGGAGAGCGCCGGAACCCAAGCCCGTTGACACGTCCTCTGAAGCCATCAAAGCCGCCTCCAACCCAGAACGCGATACCGACATCATGGCGAAGCTGAAAGAGGAGCATCCTGATTGGTCTTTAAGTCAACGGTTACAAGAGGCGGCGAAACTCGCCAATCCCCCCAAGGAGAAGCCCGTTGAAATCTCGTCAAAAGATGTATCGAAGCCTGTACCGCAAGCAAGTGAAGCAGGAAAGAAAGAAACTGTTCAAGTCAATCAGGGTGCTGGAGGCGCTGATAAAGTTGGACCCGGTACTAAAGGCGAAATAGCTCCGGGTAAAGTCGGCGAAATGAAAGTTGCCGACCTGAAGGTTGCGCCGAACAAATTCCAGTACAAACTTGGCACGGATGCGGCAGGGACTTCGACTCTTCTCAAAGAGGCGAAGACGTTCAATCCCGATCTGGCAGGAACCATTTCAGTTTGGAAAGACCCCGCGGATGGCAAAACTTATGTGGTCAACGGTCATCACCGCTATGAACTGGCGAAGCGTACGGGACAGGATGAAGTTGCGGTGCGGCACATCGTCGCGCAGGATGCGGCAGAAGCGCGCGCGGTCGGAGCTCGGCAGAACATCGCTGAAGGTCGCGGCACTCCTGTGGATGCAGCCAAATTCTTTCGCGATACCAGCATCACCCCCGAAGACCTCGACAAGCACGGTATCTCGCTCGGCGAAGCTACCGCCGCGAAAGGGCTGGCACTCTCGAACCTTGACGACTCGCTATTCAGCAAAGTGGTAAATGGCGATTTGCGCGAAGGCCGCGCCGTCGCTATCGGAGAGGCGACCAAAGACCCGGCAGAGCAGAAAGCAATTCTATCGCTGCTTGAACGCAAGGAGCGCATCGGGGCGAAGGTCTCGGACGATACGCTTTCCGAGTTGATTCGTCTTGTCAAGGGCGCAGAGCAGAAGACAGAGACCACAGCAAACTTATTTGGCACACAGGAAATTAACCGCTCCCTTGCTCTCGAAAAAGCGGAAATCTCCGCGCACATCAAGCAGCAGTTATCGAAGGATAAAAAGTTGTTTGGGTTTGTCGCGAAGGAGGGGCGCGCGGAGGAACTGGCGCGCGCTGGCAACAAGATCGACGTAGAGAAGTCCAAGGAAATATCGACTGGCGCAGCTCAGGCGGAAGAGGTTTATAATAAACTGAGTGCGCGCGGAGGGCCAATTGCAACCATCCTCGATGAAGCCGCCCGAAAACTCGCCGACCGTGAAGGCTCCCCGGCCTCCATTAAATCCGACGCCTACGAGCGCATCCGGGAAGAGGTATCCCAAACTCTCAGGGGAACCGAAAGAGAAGTTCCTGAAAGAATGGAAGCGGGAGCAGGACCAAGTAAAGAAGTAGAACCGACGCTCCCCGGCATGGAGCATGTCCCCGCCGAACGTGCCGAAGCGGTCTCCGAACAACAAGGCAAAGACCTCACCGCCAAACTCACCGAGCCGCCGAAGTCCATCGAATCGAAAGCGGGTGAGATTGAGCAACGTTCGCCCCTCTTCCGCGACACGGAAGCGAATCCGCAAAAGGGATTATTCGGCGGCGAATCCGGATCCCTCGACATCTCCAAACTTTCCCCCTCTCACATCAAGCAACAGTACGACCAAGCCGTCTCTGAATTCATTTCCGGCAAACTGAAAATCGGCGACAAGTATCACGATGTTGCCAAGCACGATGAGACCGTAGCCAACACGCTTCACCTGGTAGACAACGCTCCCCGCTATTTCAAAGCCAAAGCCGACGCCAATCTCAAAGGAGTCACCGCTGGATTAAACGACGATCAGATTCGTCTTGCGTCCATGATGGCCGATTCGGACTCGCGAGACTACCTGAAAGCCAACAAGCCCGATGAGTTCAAGCAAGCCACCTCCGACCCGGCAGTGATGGCCGCTGTAAAGAAGTTTGAACCGCTCCAGCAGGAACTCACCAAAGACCGTCAAGCGTTGGGCTGGCCTGTCCGCATGAGCATGGAAGCCATTGAGCAGCCAGACGGAACTTTCAAAGTAATGGACCGGAGCGGCGCGGACCTAGGCGACTTCAAGACTGCGAAGAAAGCCAACGAGTTCATTCAGGAGAATGGTGAAGTCGAACCGCATCTGAAGCGCACCTACCCCGAGCACTCGAAGAACCCTCTCCCTGCCGAGACTGGTGTAGGAGATTTCACTCAAGCTTTCCCCCACGAAAAAGGCTTACGTCCGCCGAAGATGGACAAGAAGTCCCGCGAAATGTCGGCGGAATATCATTACGAACATGGGCGCAAAGATTTCTCTGGCTACACCGAGAGCTTCAAGCAGACCAAAACCGCCGTGCTGAAACAGAAACTCTTTGACGACTTTGTAGACCGGGCAACCCCGTACTCCGCCGGGACCGCGCAACCTCCCAAGATCGAATACAACGGGAAGACCTACTACCGTCCCGACATCGTGCAGAAAGCCAAAGAAGGTGGAACCAAGCTTGAATCCTATGCCATGTATGATCCCACGCGCGGCGAAAAGTTCATGATCGCGAACCCCGAAGAAGGCTGGGCCACACTCGCCACCGGGAAGTCGGGAATCAAAGCCAGTGACCGATTCCTAGGTCCAAAGCCCGTAGTCGATGCGATGGAGAACTACGACACGTCCCGCGGCGGGGAATCTTCAAAGCTACGCCACTTCTTTCAAGAGCAGATCGTGGGACTCTTCGGCCCAGTGGTTCACATCAACAACATTGTCCGACGAATCGGGCAGGCAACCGGCATGGGAACATTTGATCCGCGCTCCTGGCCTTCGATCGCGCGTGTGATTGCCAGTCCAGAACTGAGACAGCGGGTGATGAGTGGAGTTGATGACGCCACCATCGACATGCTCACCAAGTACGGAGCCTACACCGACTGGGGCGATATCGGGACGGTCAACAAATATATCGGCGGAAACCTGAATCCGGCATCATGGGTTAGATCCTTTGGTAAAGGTGTTCTGTTCGATCCCAAGTTCGCAAAGGGCTGGGGCGGTCTCGATCCGAAAGCGCGCGTAGTGGTCGCGGATTATTTCAAAGAGCACTTCCCGAAGATGACCGACGCCGAAGTAGCCAAGGCGATCGAAGATGGATTCGGAAATTACAACCGCGCCAACTGGACTGAGCGCCAAAGACTTCTTGCCAAGTTCACTCTTTTCCCCGGCTGGGATGCAGCCTCCGCAAAATGGTTTCTGCGTCATCCCTTCCGCGCCGGCGTGGCCGGTTCGCTCGTAGTCCTTGCCATCAATCGGGCCTTGAATGCTCTCGGGAAAAACAAAGACCAAGACGCCAACGATCTCAGCTATGTCCACTTCGGCGATAGGAAACTTTCTTCCGGCTTGATCATGGATAACATGGGAAACCACTTCATGTCGCCCGTGCTGGGAGCGTTGCAAGCGAAGTTGAGTGGGGATGACGTTGCTGCAGGAGCCACCGAAGGAGCGCAGAGAGGCAGCGCAGCCCTTGCGGGAACTTTGGCTGGACCCGTGGTCGAAATGGTTGCGGATCAAATCTACAACCGGAAGTATGCTGGCGGAGCCTCGGAACTGGTAAAGCCGGAAGACAAATACACTCCCGGCACCTGGTTGCCGAACGTGGAACTGGAGAAGCGTGCGGCCTTTGCTGCCCTGAAAGGCACACCAGCTCTCAATCGCTTTATCAATCCCAAAGGGGAATGGGATTGGGCGCAAGGCATCGGCGGCGGAGTGCTCGGCGTCACCAATTACAAGTACGGCGCAGAGGAACGGTTCAAGGCCAACGTCGCCAAAGCCGCGACCTATGGGCAGACATTGAACCAGCTTGCCATGAAGGAACCCGAAGCCGCGGCCAAGTTCGCCAGCGACCCGCAGCGCGCAACCTACCTGATGTTCCACGATGACCTTGAGCAGATGGCGCGTGATCTGAAAGAACTGGATTCCCAGATCGAGCGAGTACGCAGCGCGGACCTGCCGCACACCGAACGGCAGAGCATTTTGGAAGACCTGAAGAACAACCGCAACACCCTGCTCAAAGCGGCCGATGGATTGAACGACGCCTTAAACGAAGCGAAGAACCAATCTCGCAAGAAGCAAACGGATTACTGGAAGAGCAAAGTACAATGAACGACGAACTAACTGGAGGAATGAGATGGAGTTGACGGGTCGTAAGCCGATTCTGTGTTTGGATTTTGATGGCGTGTGCCACAGCTATACGTCTGGCTGGAAGGGTGCGGCGGTGATTCCCGATCCGCCCGTGCCGGGATTGTTCGCGTTTCTCTCCGAAGCCTCACAGGTATTCGAGGTTAATATTTTCTCCTCGCGCTCAGGGCAAGCAGGCGGGGTGATGGCGATGATGAAGTGGTTTGTCGCGCACGCCCCGGAAGATTTCAATGTGACGCTGCTGAAGTTCCCCGACGAGAAGCCACCTGCGTTCGTGGGTATTGATGACCGCGTGCTCACCTTCCAAGGCGAATGGCCGTCCGTCGCTTCGCTACAGGCTTTCAAAACGTGGAATGCGAAAGAGGTCTGACTTTACAACGAGCACACTGACGGCGGGTAGGGACCCATCCCAACGGAACATGCTCGAAGAGACGACCTGTAGAATATAAGAATATGACTTACTGTTTTTCCCGGAGCGCCCCGCAATGCCCAGCAAGATTGCGTCCCGTCCTGTAGAAGAGAAAGAAAAGTTCTTTGTCAATCTCTTTATCCGGGAAGGGATGAACCCAGGATCAATCGCAAAATGCGAAAAACGCGCCCACCTGAAGCGGGGAGACGGCAAGAAGATCCTGCGGCGGAAGTCCGTCAAAGCGGAACTCCAGACGAAAACCGCACCGGCACGCGAGGAAATCTTACGTCAGGAAATCATTGGAGAAGCTGTTGTCAAAGCCAAGGCTGCCCAGCAGGAAGAACTTGCCAAAGTCGTCAAAAGTATCACTTTCCAAAAACTCAATCGGGAAATTCTCATCGACCAGCTCATGCAAGGGGCAGTCGGTTTGAACTGGCACATGTACCCCAGCGAGAAATTGGAAGTCATCAAAGCCGCGCTCGTATTGGAGCAAGACTCTAAAACCATCAATGGCTCATCAGAGAACACCCCAGGCGTCTATCAAAGCGCCTTCCGCCGCCTAGCCCCTCCCCCGGCATCCCCCATTCTAGAGCCTCCTAAAGCGCAAGAAGGAGTATTCGACCTCTACCCGGGTAAGACGGTTCCGCCGGTCGAACTGGTTGCCACCCTCCCGCCCATCGGTGAATCTACCGAAGAAGCCCCTGAGAAGCCTTCCTCGAACCCCAACGTCATCACGGTTGAGATTGGATGACGTCGCCGTACCCGCCTCTCCAGCTTCCACCAGAAAATATCGAGCCGATCTGGTGGCCTATCAATTCTGCCCAGCAAGCCTACCTTAATTGCAAAGCCCAAATCGCAGAATTCGGCGGAGAATCTGGAGGAGGAAAAACCCAGGTACTCGTGGCCGATGCGATGCAGGAACGGGATAACCCCCGGCTGCGCGGCCTTCTTCTTCGTACCACCCTAGAGGAGATGGCCGAACTGGAGGACATTCAGCAGAAAGTCTACGAACCTTTGGGGGCGCGGTGGACCCGTAAGCGCTCGATCGCAGCTTGGCGCTTCCCCTCTGGAGCCACCATTCGGCCGGGCTACCTCGCGCACGACAAGCACCTAAAACGCTATCAAGGCAACCCGTACACATGGCTGGGCATTGATGAAAGCGGGCAGCACCCGGAAAGCCGAATCCGGTTCATGTTGGCATGGCTGACTGCTCCAAAAGACTCTGGCCTGTTCGCGCGAGCTCGCTTCACCTCCAACCCTGGCGGGGAAGGCCACGGCTGGCAAATGAAAGTCTTCCTGCGAAACCGCTGCCCGGTTCACTATCCAGCCACATATGCCGACGACAAGCCACTCGAAACCAGTGTCTATCCAGGGAGAGTCTACCGCGGTGCCACTTGGACCGATGATTCGTTCGTTCACAAAACCACAGCCTTCATCCCGGCTGGCTTGGCCGATAATCCGCTCTATGGAGAGGACAAGCTCGCCAGCCTCTTAACTCAGTCGAAGGCCATCCAACAGCAACTACTCTACGGCTGCTGGTGCAACGCTGCAGGACTTTACTTCGATTTCATGCGGCCGGATATGGTCGTACCGTATGCCTCAATTGGAGACTCCTGGTGGTGGCAGCATTTTTGGTCGATTGATTATGGATTCGGAAACTCGGCGGCCGCTGCCGGCATGTACGCGATTAACCCCAACGGAGTCGTATTCAAAACTCGTGAGCGGATTGAACGCAAGATGGCCGCGCTGAAGTTCGCAAAATGCCTCTGTAAAGATGGCTTCTCCGCAGTGGATTATCCCCAGCAAGGCCCGCAAGAAAACTGGCTGAAGAAACTAAAAGCGCGAGATCCAGAAAATCCCCGCATGAGCTTTGTGGTGATGGACGAAGCGATGGACCAGCACCGCGGCACAGGAAAAAGCATTTACGGAGTGATGTCGGAAGTCTTCGCAGAATACGGGCTTGGCTCGATGAAAGCCGCGCACGATCCTGCGGGCAACGCCCAAGTGCTTTACAACGGGCTTGCGAATAAGTTCTGTGTGCTCACGCGCGACTCCGCCGATCTGCCCCTTAGTTACCGCTCGATCTCCAGCCGAATCGTCGATGAGCGGAAGGCCGTCAAGAAGATCCACGGAGCGTGGGAAGATGACAGTTACGACGAAACCTCTTACGCTTACAACACTTGGCGCCAGAACAGCGAGAAGCCGGCGCGCACCGCCCTACAGGAAGAATTAGCCGATCTGAGAAAACAAGGGCTGGATGAAACCTCACTCGCCCGAATCGCTTGGACCCGAGAGAAGGCCATCAAAGAGAAAGAACAAGAATCGTCCAAGGGGATCAGGCTTTCCCGGTCTCTCTCCCCTCCAAGGAAACGTTAGTCCTTTCCCGGCACTGGCTCTCGCTGCGAGGAGTATTTCATGCATCTGGCGCAGGCTCCCGCAGGCACAGTGTATCTATTGGCGCTGCCAGCCATTCCGAATCGTAGGCCGCAGGCTGTATTGTAATAGCCGTTGCTCTGGCTAACTTCTTTGTGCCACAACTGCGGCCCTTCCCACGCTAGAAGTCTACGCATTCGCCACATCTACTTTTTCTCCTCCGGTGCGGCTGTCGAAGACACGGCTTCCACGTTGCATCCGTGATTATAACGATGCGACTCCGCCACGCTTGCACCACACTTAGCGCAGGTAAAGCGCGGATCGGTCGAAGACACGGCTTCCGAAGGTTGAGCGGCCTCGGCTGCGTGCTTGCAATCAGTACAGCTACATATAGCCTCGCAATATTTGCAGACCTTACGGCATAACTCATGCTTGCCGTGTAGGCAGGCGGTTGAAAGGTAGCTATGCAAGCCAATCTTAACCATTGCTAGTGCGGCTTCCGAAGGAATGGGAGATTCGGCCACGAAATCATGCGTAGGTCCGCCGAATAACTTGCTGTGCTCACGCGCCTTCTCGGGCTTTTTACACTTGGCACAGATCGGCGTGGCTGCGGGAGATAGTACGCTACCAACCACTTGCATGACCGCTGCAACTGATTCTCGATCCAGCCCTTTCGCCGCTTCAGATAGCTGATCGTAGGGGACCATTAACTCTTCATCGGATTCACTCTTGCGCGACGTAACACCCTGTTTGACCTTAGACGCTATCCAGTTCTCGTGAACTTTGGCAGCGATGAATTCCAAGTCAGGTTTGGGAAATGGTACTGCTGAGGCTCCGCGCTCCACAGGTCCGTAGGTATTTCGCGAGAGAATGTATGCAGCCAGCTCTGATACTCTGCGCCACAACAGATGTCCACCTACAAGCAGCCCATTTGTTGTATAGAACTCAGTGACCCAATCTTCAATCTGCTCGGGCGTGGGTGCGGCTTGTTCCCGGCTAATCCACTCAACCACCTTACTCTCCGCATCTTCACAGGCTTTATCCATTCCATGCATTGATACATAATGACCGCCATCGCGATGGATCACAGCAAGAAGGTTAAGCAAGAGATGATGCTCGTCTGTATGGGGGGCTTGTTCCCGGCTGGCGGCGTCCAAATGTTCCTGAAGCTCAATTGCCTTGTGCCTCCACCAAGCAGCTGAGTATCCGTAGGGAACCTCAGCTTGTAATCGCGCGATGTCCAATCTCTCTTCCGCCGTTTGCGCGGCTCCCTTGGCTTGCGACGAGTTGCCCACTTACCCCTCCTTGGACAGCGCCCGAATCGCCGCCGCCACAGTTGGCCCGTCCGTCTTGTCGAAGTCGAAGGCCAGTTTTGCCGCTTCCTCATATCCCAGCGCCCGCCCCGTAGACATATGTTCTCGGCGCTCCGTGCATCGTTTACAGTTCTCGTCGAAGCCCTCCGAGTGGCCCACCTTTAAACTTCCCTGCCATCGAATCATTGGCATTCCACAATACGCCAGCTTTTCCAGTTCAGTCGCCATTCTTCACCGCCTTGGGTGGCTCGTTCGCCTGGTACACAATCTTCCAAATCTTCATAAGCGCCTCGCTCTCGTCGATTGTCGCATTCTCGCCAGCGCCCGCTTCGCATAATCCCCAAATCTCGTTGATTCGAGCTTGTCCCTGCGACAGGCCAAGGGTGTAAGCGGCCTTAAATACGTCTTCCTCCGTAATCGGTGACTTCCCATAGCAGGGACACTGTTCATCGTGCTCTTGTCCGACAAGATAGCCGTCGCAGCCGCGCATGAATCCTATACAAGTCGGCTGCTCGGCCTTCCACTCCCAATACTTGTTGCTCAGGGTAGGGTCAGTCATCGCTTCACCGGAAGGAATGCCATATTGCGCATTTTGTGCATCCAAGCAAAAACTTCAGGATCAGACAATAAACTCTTAATAGTAGCTGCATCTTCCTTGTGCCCACGAGCCGCGTTTGGTGTATCATCTGTCAGTTCATCCGCGTGAATCGCGATGCTGCCCAGCTTGACTAACAACGTAACGCTCGGCTTCATCGGGTCGGTAGGGTTATCCACGGTTAGCCTCCCACTCGTACACTGTGAATCCAAACGCCTCGCCGATGATATGTTGCCTGCCCGCCTTGGAAGCTGCTTCGTGCGAGTCAAACAGGCAGATATCTTCCTCTAAGTCGATCAGCGGAAGCGGGAATCCTCCCTGGCTTCGCAACATCACAAAGTAAGCCATTTCTTATTTCTCTTTCCCGGCCAACCGTTTCAGTAACTTAACCAGTGCGTATCCAATCAGGGCAATGACTGCAAACCCTCCGCCCATCCACCACAAGACCTGCTCAGGAGTCAGCATCGTGTTCTTTCCCGGCAGGAGCGGAGCCGCCCAACTCGCGGTCTCGCAGAATGTCAGCCAACTTCGCGATAAACTCCCGCCGCTTGCGAATGCCATCCACTCGCGCATCCGCTTTGAAATGCGACATGCGATCCCCGAGTAAACGAAAGGCTGTAATCTCGCGCTCCATCGTCACGATTTCCGCCTCGGTCTCAGCGATATCCTGCTTAATCTCCCCGGTCGGTATTGATTCAACGTCGGCCATCTTCTTCCTCCTTTGCTACATTAGAGACAAGACACTCCCCAACGCGACATTTGGGGCATATTTCCTCTGGCAGTTTCCATCCGCTTTGGGCGAAGCGTTTATTGAGATCATCTTCGAGCAATCCTACCTCCGTTTGCCATCGTCCGCACTTAACGCAGGTAGCTTTCAACGTGGTGCCGATAACATCCAGAGCCGAGAATAGGCCGCTTCCCTTGCCGCTCAACCAGTAATTAAACTCGTCCGAGGCATCGTGCAAGACGCCGTGTTGCTGAATTCGCATTTCTCTCCTGCTTTCTTTGCGGGCCGATCTTTCGACCAGCCAATTTGTTACGTATGCAAGGTTCCTTCCAAGTTGCTCATAGGTGGCTCGTCCGCATCACTAATAGGCTGCATCGTGTGGCACGGTTCGCACACAGCATAGTAGCGGCCTTCCCTGAGTTCTCGCGCAAGAATCATCGGCTTGCCGCATGTCGTACATTTGCAATAGAACAGGTCTACGAAATCCTGCTCCGGAATCACTTTACTCATCTCAGCATCCCTCACTTGCACACGATCCGCATTCCCGTCACCGCTTCCCAAGTGTCAGGTACCGGGTGTTTCGGCATAAATGGCTGCGGGCCGTCCGGCGCAATCCAGCTTTCCTCTTCACTTCTGTGATGCACCAGCGTTTCGATGTGGCAGTGATCCGCGATGGCCTGCCAGTCAAAACCGTGTCCTACACCTAAAGGTTTATCGAGATTTAAGCTCCCCGGTGGATCGCCAATGACAGCATCATCCGGCACACACAGCGGCTTACACTCCCGTGCGGTATCTGAGTTGTTCACGCAGGCGACAGGGTATGCGCTCGATCCCTTTGGACATTGCCATATATCTTTAATCCAGTCCCATGTCGGCTCTGTGGACTCCAAGGGTGCGTTTGGAATAGGGATGCTGCTACCGGGTGCGGACTCCAGTTTGGGAGCGGCTGGTTCAATCGTTACAGTCGCTTTAGTCGGCAGCACGAGCGGTTCCATCCACATTACCCGCTGGCCCTGACGGCTTCCCGAGCAAATGACCTCATCCTGCGGAGTTAGTATGCAGTTTTGTCCCGATACTTTCTGTTCGGTCGCGTAAATCGGCATCGTTACCGTGACAGTCGGAACTTTATCTGTCTGCCCCATCGCCACTACCACAGAAAGGAATAGGAAGTAGAACGGTTTCATGGCTTCACCTCGTTAAGACATTTCTCAGCGGCAGCTTCGGCAGCTCTCTGGCTATACGCCGAATCGTTAAAGCTGCAATCCCCCCAATCGCTACGCGGCTTTTCATATTCGATATAAAACCACGGAGCGTGGCCGTCGCTGGTTGGACCCGTGAGATAGCCCTCATATCGGGCATAGACTTCTCCGGTTCCATCAATCAAGAATCCGCGGGATTCGCGCCACGGTTTGCCTTCCCTGTCACTCAGGCTAACGGCAACCTGCCTGATCCAATAGGGATGACTCGCCGTAACTGTGCACGGCTTTCCGCATCCGATCATCCCCGCCAGCAACACGGATAACAAGGCATGTTTCATAGAGTTACCTTCCGAATTTCCATTCGTTCCACTTGTTCACGAGATGCTGCTTCGCCGCCGCAGTCCTGAGTTTGGCGAGGCACCCCGTGGTCATAACCGGGAACATGTTGTCCTGAATATCTTCCCACATATTTCCAATCATGCGGCCGTCGCACGAAAAGGCGATACCGATCTCGGCGCAGATAAGGCATACGCTCATCCGGCTCCAACTGCCATCGTAGAGCATAGACGTGCGCTCATACTGCTCTCCCGGCTTGATCTCTTTATCGCACTCTTCGCAGGTGTGAGACTTCCTCGCCTTAACAATTGCGGAGTCAAAAACGTCGGCATATTCGCCGTAATCCCCGCCGATACAAACTCCGCAATCACCCGTCGCCATACCCTCCATAACTAACCTCCGTTTCTGACCGCCAGCAACAACGCAAGGGCGTACCTCACGGCTTCACTCCTAGATTCTCCGGTCTGTAATTCGCGGCCTCCCATTGCTGCCACGACACGCCTTGCGGCCATTTCTTACTAGGCTTGTCATATGCGCCGATTACCCAACGCTGAAACCCGACAGTCTCTCGCGTTCGCACATAGGGCATCGGGTAGGGCCGCGCACCAAACTCTCGCAACCGCCTTCGCCTATAGTCGCAATCCTGCATTGTCTCTCCCGACCAGTAACCGATGATCACATAGACCATGATATTGTCGGGCTTTACTCCGTACTTCACGAGCCGCGCCAACCCTAAGAACAAGCGTTCCTCGTCTTTCCTATTGTCCCAAGCGGTATAAATGCGCTTGCGGTCCATTGTGTCGTTCCGGTAGTTGACGGATGCAATTGCTTCTGCCGCTTCTTCCGTGAGACATCTCGCATTGATGCCCTGATTGAAGCTAACCTTGAAATTGCCGTCTTGTAGTTCCTTGATTCGCGCACGCCATTCAGGCTGTCCGAAAAAGTCGTTATCTAGCAGCAGCACTTCACGAGGCCATGGATCGCCACGCCAGATTTCATGGATTGTCCCTACCGCCCGAACTTTGCCTTCCTTCTGTGGAACACAACAATACGGGCAGGTATCCGAAGTCATCCGGCAACCGCGTTGTGTAAATCCTATCGACTGCCGATAGTAAGGCCAGAGAGAATAATCGCACTCATTGGTCACAATTCCATGCTTCTCTAGGGCCGTTACCTCGCTCTGGATCGCTGGACTTAGCGGAACGATCTCGGTAGGACGTGCCGGATCAACCCCAGTCCCGCCGACTACTGCATCTGGATACATCCGCAAAAACGTCTCCGCGAGTGGCAACGTTCGACGAAATAGGATCGACGCATAAACGCACTCGTGATTGTCTCCGAATCGAGGAGCGCAGGCATCCGCATTCCCGGCGATCCGTAACTCGACCTCATCTCCTAAAGCTTTGTGATGCGCTGCGATCCGCATCAAGGCTAAGTTGGGGATCTTACCGTCGAGTTGAAATAACAAAACTCTCATTTCTTCCTTTCCGCCAGCAACCCTACGGTTTAACCGTTAATAGAATCCAAACCGCGCCCGCACTCAGGATGGCTGAGGTTAGATTTATCGCTGCCTGCCATCGTCGCTTCTGAATGTGCCTCACGCCAACAGCAAGGTTCAGAACGCATGCGAAGATATTCACGGCCAACACCAGTGCGAATCCAGTAGATAGACTCGTCGAACCTCAGTCTGTAACGACGCGATAGAATCCGCTTCCACCGCCGAAGTATCCAGCCTTCGCAATCGGCGGCCACTGCGGACGCAGGCTTTGAAACAGGTCTATCTGCGTATCGTATTCGTGTTGATCCGAGAAGGCGATGACGCGAAACGGCTGGCCTACCGGATATTCCCAAAGGTCGGTAACTGTTTCGCCAAGCTGCATTGGTTCGCACCCTGCCTTGGTTCCCAGCACAAGATAGCCTTGCTGAGCGATGACCTCGTTCCATAACTCCTTCATCTCGTCTAGTGATGGCCTGCGAGACATCTCCTCCCGGATAAACGACTTTAAGCTTCGCCTTCGCATCGCTCACCATCTCCTCAGTCTGAGTCTTTGCTCTTATCCAGATACCCTCATGGCTCACACCCGCGCCAGCTTCTCTTTGCGAGGAAACCATTTTGCGGGTACTCCGGGAGGAATCTGCCTCATCCTGTCTGGAGTAAGGCGGTAGCGTTCGGCTTCTTTGGGATCAACCATTTCTCCGTTGCCGTAGAACACTACGTCGCATCGTTCATGCAGGCGTTCCTTGTGACACGCTCCAGTATCGCAGGTTCCGCATGAGCGCCCGAAGGCCCATTGATGAAAACAAATTTCCTTACCGCAGCACATGCAATGAAACGGCGGCGTAAAGTTCCAGCCCTTGTAATCGCGAAAGCAAATATCCACCGGAGCGGGCGCATGAACGGTGCCGAAAGAACACAATCGGCAGGACGGATGCTCGGCTGTCGGAGCATGGTAGCCGTGGCAGTCGAGGCAATAGGGAAGCCGTTCGCCGTCAGCGCATTGATTTTTCCAGCCGTTCCGTTCGCGCATGGCATCGAATCTGGCCTTGCGCTGTAAACACTCCTCGACGATGATTCTGTACTTCTCCGCGTCGGCAAGTTCGTCTACGGTAATATGGAACCCGACGCAGCCCCAACCGCCACGGCCACATCCGTAACCGTGCAATGCGTCCATATTGGGAAATCCAACCTCCGGCACCAAGCTATCGCCGCAAGATGGGCATTTAATTTCTGGAAACTTCGCCATTTTCGCTTCCTCCCTTTCTTATCTCGTGGCACACAGCAGAACCTTCAGGGCTTCACAACTTTCCAATCTCGACACGAAAGCGTCCAGTTGCCCTCAAGCGGCGATTCTTCCGGCTTACCATTGTGCGAAATTGTCTTTGCCATGATGTTCCGTTCTCCGATGGCCGTCAGTTCAATGACGGTAGGCCCGTAACCTTCGTCGCCGACCAAGCGCGTACCCACTTTCCAACCGTTGTTCCGGCATACATCCGCGTCCGAATACTCTCCCGGTTTCTGATAAGTCCATTTCATAGACATACGTTTTAACCCTCACTCCTAACCGCCCTGTCACGGCGGCAGGATCAGGATTAAACCCGACTACCCTCCAAACTTCGCTTTTCCAACCGCATTCCCCAGGTTGTCGCCAGCCTTTTCAAGCGCTCCTACTACCCGGTTATGGCCCACATGGAACTGCTTTCCCTTCACTTCTGGCGCGGCTTTTGCGATAGTGTCTACGGCATGATTCCACGTATTCTGGAAGCTCTTTGGCGTTGGAGCCGCTTGTAGTCGCGCAACCACTTCTCCGTGCTCCGTGATCGCTCCTGTCATCATTGGCGTTACGCTCCCTTTGATTACCGGAATGAGAGCCAAGAACGCATCCAAGGTGCCCGTAATAGCTTCTGCGGCGCCTTCTACCCGCGCTTGCGTATTGGCATCCTTGATGTTTAGTGTCGGAAGAATGGTCGGCAGGTCGCCGGTAAGCGACTTGGCAACAGTTTCGATTTGTCCGATGAGCCCGGGCTGTGAGGCTGCCGGCGCTGTCTTGTATTGCGTGATGAGGGTTTGTAACTCGGCCAATCCCGCGGTAAATTTCGCTTGCCAGGTCTGAATCGCTGCCAGAGCTTCCGGTGCAACCTTGCTCCCTAGGGCTGTAAGGATCCCAACAAAGGCTGTCCCGGCCGCCCCGATCAACGGAATCAAAGCCGAAGCCGTAGCGGTCCAAATCGTCGTACACCCAGAGAGAGTTAAGCAGAAGGTTGTGATCACAAGGATCAGGAAGAGTCGATTGAGGCGGTAGTGGTGGCGTGCGAGAAAGTTCATAGTAGTCTCCTTTGAAAAAGTGTGAGGGATGGCCGCCGGTTAAGACGGCCACTCCGGGTTAGTTCTTCGTTTTCACGTAGACGCTCGTCCAGGTCACGGTTGGATCGTCTGGAGATACAGTGGTTGCTGCGAATTCCGGATAGCCGCCTGCGTTGGCGATTTCGGCATTCAGGGCGTCGGTCCACTGCTGCGGTGTCATGCCTTCAGTGGTAGCTACGGCTGGCAGGAATCGGCCATCCGGAGGGTTCGGGGACATTGAGTTTCTCCTTGTGCGTTTGAAATAAAATGCCAAAGAACTCTATTTTTAACTCTCTAATTCGTTAACCTGCCACATCCACACGCCGTTCTCGCGCACTGGCATCGCGTCAGGGAATCTCGAACGCACGCGATGCCCAGCGGTCGGATCATCGTCCATCGCGCAAGGCACATACTTAAGACAGCCTTGGGGATAACTCTTATCCGGATAAAGTTCTACCGAGAAATCGAGCGCGGCGAAGCGATCCTCCGGCCAGTCGGACCCATCCACCGTGCTGTTTTCGTGAGTCATCGCTGCAGTTCTCATAACCATTCTCCAAAGATTAAGCGTGGTCTCCATTTCGAGCACAAAGGGCTGCCCGTCACAGATCACGTTTTTATCGTCCTCTGTGTCATAGCAGCGGTTGGACAGCGCGGGCCTGCTATCCCCTGGTTCCCCGTGGGGTCCAACATCGAACCGGGCGACGGCAGACACCAACTGATATTTACGCTTGTTTAATTCCCGCCCTCGCACGATATGAAAATAGTAGGTTGGATTCGTGATGTCGTCGCAAATGCCGCGGCGCACAGTATGCAACTCGATGACGTAGCCAGGGAACAGTTGCGGGAACTTCTCGTCGGCCGTCGGGCACCACCGAAACTCGTTCGGCTTTCCGGTTGCTAAGTTGATTGTCGAGATGCCCTTGGTTCCATCGACCGATTGAATCGCTTCGCAGTTCTCAGGACACTCAAAGTCGGACGCTTTTACGCTGCGTGCGAGTACTCCATAGGCAAGAATCATCACACACGCCGTCGCCGCTAAGACTGGAATCCCCCAGACTGCCAGACCGTGCCGTTCTCCATCCTCCAGCCAGTTCCACGCGCTTTGCACTTCCCGCTTCCAGCGAATCACGTTTTCTTTCTCCTGCTCTGCGGTCCAGATGGGTGTTCCGGGGAACTTCTGGGTATTATGTCCGAAGAAGCGAATCATCGGAATGGTGCTCCTTTGTTAAGTTTGTATTCCGCAATGCTCAGGCTTCCAGTAGTTCGCTAGATAAATGTCGAGGTCGAGGCTGCCTTGGGCTCGGTTCGCTCCCTTATGCAGTAGCGAGATGTTTAGATCGGAGTCGTCCCTTTTCCAGCCACCGCTCCCTTTGCTGCGGACATGGCCAAGTTCAACATCTCGATAATCCGTAAAGTGCTGATCACAGGCAGCGCACGGTCGGCTCTGCCTGAGCAATTCATCCTTCCTTCGCTTCAGCGCCGCCGGCGTTCTCTCAATATGCCCGTCTGGATACTGCCGAATCCCTGGGCCAATATATTTCCACTTGGGCTGCTTGATCCCAGCCCGAGCTGGTTGCTCTCCTCTGCCGCAGCAGGTTGTAGAGTTCTTGTGGCCGGGAATGGGACATGGCTTAGAGTTCACAGCGTTTCACCTTAACCCGACCCAAAGTCCGCTGCCCCTCAAGCTCGGCATCCAACCGTTCTACCTCCTCTGGCTTCACAATCAACCGTAGTTTGTAGTCGGTTGCTTCTAGAAGGGCCAGCACTTCACGAACAAAGGCCGCCGACGAGGTAAAGCGCGACGATTCGAGGTCGAGCCAGTCTGCCACGTCAAGCCTCCAATTCTGCCGGTGAGACCGCACCCTTAGTAATCCGGTCCAATAGCCGCTTCCTCGCCGACGCTGCCGCTAAGATTTTGCGCTCCTCGCGCTCCACTTCGGCAACTTCATTCTCGCTCAACCCCAACAGTTTTCTCCGCCGTGAACTGACCGAACTGTGACGCCGCGACCTCACGACAGCTTCCGCCAGGTTGCGCGTTGTTTTAGTGGTGTCCATAGCCTTGATTGGCTGCACTCTGTTCACCGAATCTCCGTACCGCACGATGACGGAACGAAGAGAAATCCAAACGAATTTCTTTTTCACTTCAGCCGCCGGACGAATCAAGTGGAAAGCTTTCTCGATTCCAAGGTGCCTGAGTTGCGCCCCCGGCTCCAACCGGAAAATGTAAAAGTCGATGCAGTTCTCAGCGCACATTTTGCCATGCCGTACGATATTGAATCCCCACCCGAGGCATCGACCTTTCTTATACGGCTCCCCCACCTTTACCTCAATGGTTGTTCCGCGACTCGTGTACAGATCGAACGGTGCCCACCGGCCAGTTTCATTGATTGACAGCCCTTTACCACGGAGCCAATGCCGCACCGAACGCTGACCGGAGATGCCGATATAATCACTATTATCATCATTTAACGATTTATTCATGTACAAAATTTATACCGGAACACTATGCAAGTCAATAGCCTATTGACATAACCCCTATTCCATGCGATAACGGTTACATGGCAACCGCAACCTTCATCTCCGAACGACCGCCTCACATTCACTCGCCCATCCTAATCTTCGGCGAAGGAGTAGACCTTGAAGCCCAAGTGCCTGTAGGCTATGCCTGCTCTACTTGCCGGGAAGAACTTTGTTCGCTGGTGCCAAGGGAAATTCCCGAGTATCGGCTTGCATCGTAACTGATTTTGAATCCTCAATGAGCGGATGGCCACTTTTACATGGCTCGGATACGTGGGCATCTCCTTCGTCCGTTTTGACTGGCTTTCGGCTATCGGCCACCGGTACGGCCCATGGGGCTAACTGGTGAGGCGGTGAAGAATAGTCGTAGACTGTGTAGCGCCCGCCACTTTCGTTGCGGGTCCGCATTTCTACCGACTTGCTCCGAGAAAAAGCATTCTCCTTCTTGCGACCGAGCTTCAGGGTTAGCTCCACCCCATCCAGTTGCGTCGTTACCCTACAACGCTGCTTTCTGGAATTTCTAGCCTCTCGCTCGCGTTTTCCGGCCCTGTTCGCGCTCATGTTTTAGCGGGTTACCTCATACGCCTACTAACCGCAGTCGCGTGTCTCTCCACGCCGCATCCGCTCATTCAGAATTCAAAGATCGCCGAATCCCTTCTTTCTCCAAACTACTTACGCCAATATGTGCTGACGCTAATCAATATCAACAGGCCAGCCATGATCCACAAAGCCGCTTCCGTCTCGCGCAGCACGCTGATCAGAGAGTTTACCTGGTCCGGCGTCAACGAATGCCTTCTTTCTCGGCACAGCGCCGGAGAGCTTCTTCGAGAGTCTGCACGTTGCTTCGGGCGTTCCACTTCTGCCGCAAAGCCGCCAGCCATTTCCGCGCTAGCGGCGTCAGCTCGAAGTTCATCAGTTTTTTCTTTCCTGACATGCAATAGGTGTAGCGCACAATCTTTATTTCGTCAAGAGATTTTATTTGACTTTCTTTTTGCGCGGGAGTAAAACCCTGTGCATGGCAACCAACCTAGCGCAGCCTGATCTGTTTCCCATCCCTCCAAACCTCAAGCGCAGAGTCCGCGTCATCCCCAAGCCGAAACAGCCGCTCTGGAAATCCTTTTACGCTTTCAATGAGGCCAATCCGCATGTGTACCGGAGAATCGTGCAACTGGCGCGGAAGGCGAAGATGCGGGGGCTAGAGCACTACTCAATGGATGGAATTTTTCACGTCATGCGCTGGGAGATTGCGATCCGGACGAAGAGTAGCGATCAGTTCCGCCTCAACGACCATCACACTTCTTTCTATGCGCGGATGGTGGATGAACGGGAAGATGACTTAAAGGGTTTCTTCACTCTCAGGAAACAGAGGGCCAAGAAATGATCCGTACTATGGAAGAGGTAGAACGCGAAACCGTACTCGCGGCGATTCAAGAAACTGGCTCCGCTATTGAAACCGCTCGACTGCTCAAGATGGGCAAAACCACAGTGTTCCGCAAGCTGAAGAAGTGGGGCGTACCTGTACCCGGAACGAATGGGCTGAGGAAGAAAAAGATTCCGGCTCCAGCTCTTCCTCCGAAGCAATAACCTGATGCTGCCGCGCACACCGCAAGAGATTAAAGATGCTCAATTCCGCTGCCCAGGCTGCCAACGTCCAGTGCTCTTGCCGAATGGGAATGGGAATCACAGATGAGAATTACTCCAACCGAAGCGAACACGCAAAAAGCCTGCTTAGAGTTGTTAGCCGCTCACAAGATATTCGCAGGCCGACTCAACACAGCGGGCATCAAGACCGCCAACGGATTCTTCCAGTGCCATAGCTTCGGGGCCGGGTGCGCGGATATTCTGGCGTTCGTTGCTGGCAAGGGGATGTGCTGCAATGAGTGCGACTGCGATTTAATCACGCCGCTCTGGATCGAAGTGAAGGCCCCGCACGGCCAGCAATCGCCCGAGCAAATCACTTTCCAGGTCTTCGTGGAATCGCTCGGACATCACTACTTGCTCATCCGGTCCATTGACCAGTTGGTGGCGTGGCTGAAAGAAAATGCGGGGTAGCGCATTTTGTGCTTGACACATTTCTTCCCCTTTGTTACACTTTTGACATGGCAACCAAACAAAGCGTAGTGAAGGAGTTGCGGCTAAAGTATCCAGCCGGGTCGCCGCTGGACAAGATGGTGGACCGGCTGCAATCGCACTTCGGCATCGACAAGCCGGCAGTTTTGCAGATGGCGCTCAAGAAGCTTTCGGATGCCACGTTCGGAGGCGCGAAGTGAGAAACATCGAACTGTACCACAAGGAAATCGAGAGTCTGGACCCTCTGCAGAGGAATGTGTTCTTGAATCTGTTTGTGGGCGCACTCGCCGCACTGGTGGATGAGGAGACGTGGAAAATGGCGCTCAAGTCGGCACACCTCGGGAAGGCGGCACTTCTATGATGTTCCACCACGAACCCGACATCTACCTTGAAACCAAATGGCATCGAGGTAACTTGCTGGTCATGGGGCCGGTGGGCCGGATGCGGTTGCTGATTGAGAAGGCGAATCGTACAGAGCGCATCTGGGGCATGGTGGAGTACTTTGTATTCTTTCGCTGGCTGTGGAGGGCGCAATGATCGAATCTTGGACTCCTCCGCGTCATGCTCTTGCAACCTTGGTGGCTTGCTCCGGCGATTTAGAGATGGCTTTCAGCATCGCCAAATCGAACGCCAAGCAGACGGCTCTGGCGGACAATAGCACTTACTGGTTCTGGGCAGAGGTCAGAAATTCTTTGACTTCAGAGAAGGCGGCACAATGCTGAACAACGGACAAAAAGTAACCTCAATTTCCGAGCATGAGCATTGGGCAGACTACGCGGAGTTAGGGCCGGATCACTTCGCTCCGCACACTCCCTCAAAAGCAGAGTTGAATGCCGCAGCCTTCTTAGTCGTAGGCGGCCTGCTGGTGACTTGGATTGTGATCGGACTTGGAGTGTACGGGGTTTGGAAGCTTTGGCACTAAGGCGTTAAGGAGAAACAAGGCTATGGCAAACGAAATTATTGAGCATGGACACACACGAGTTAGCGGGCCGATGACAGCTTTGCAAATCGCCCGTGAGATTGAGGCGCACAAGAAGGCTTGCGCTGGCCTCGCCTCGTTGTCGTATTCTACGCATGACACGCGCCGTTATAACTGTACGGTCTGCATCGGTTTCAAGTGTTTTGGACGGATCGAAGAGCGCGACCGCACAGAAGAAATGGCTGCGATCCTGCGGACCATCAAGGACCGTGATTATGACTGGGTGAGTTGGTTCATTACCGATGTTCAAGTTGCCATTATCGCCGATGCGATGGAGGCTTGGCATGTTCGGCAGCAGATGCGGCTAGGATATTGCAAAACCGCTCACAAGACGGCAGGGGCGCATCCTCAAGGGAAACGCTGCCGCGATTGGGCTGAGGCGAAATGTACATGTCCTGATACTCAGTGCATCTACCACGTTGCGGTCGAAGGAGATTTTTAAGAATGTGCGGCGGCGTCACGCGAGACGAGCAGGGAGCAATCCTCAGACCTAGCGAAATTGGACTAGGTACATGGTCGGCCAATCCGACCCGTACAAATGAACTGGAGGCTTCATGACGGCACGGATGGACAAAGCGATTGACCAGCTTCGCTACGCACTAGGCGGCGAATATCGAACGAGTTTCTGGGACCACGAGGCTATCGAGGAAGCTGCCAGACGCCTGACGCCTATTCAGTTGCGACCGTGGATGCACGCTGCCGCAGAAGAATATCTCAGACAGGCACATCCTGACCTGATGGCCGACATGATTAATGAACTCGCTGGAATCATCGCGAAGCACGCGCACAGCGATACAGTCAATCCGAACATGCAAGGGGCTGAGACAGGCGAGTAACGCACCACGAACCACAGAGGAGGTATACGATGAACGCACTACCGCAGTCCATGGAGGTCTATCAGCCCACCGGAGAGCCCTTAACCGCCTCTGCTGTCAGAGCCCACGTCAATCTGATTCAGGAAGTGATGGCTGCCGTGATGAAGAAGGATGTTCACTACGGCATCATCCCTGGGTGCAAGAAGCCGAGCCTTTGGAAGCCAGGCGCAGAAGTGCTCTTTATGACCTTCCGTATCGCCGTCGATGTCATGGTGGTGGACTTGAGCACTCCCGACGAAGCGCGGTTTCGCGTGCAGGCGAGGGCGACCAGCTACGGCAATGTGCCGCTGGGTACGGCTGTTGGGGAAGCCTCGACCGGGGAAGAAAAATATAAGTGGCGCGCTGCAATCTGCGATGAGGAGTGGGAAGCCACCCCGGAAGACCGCCGGCGCACAAAATGGAAGAATGGCCGAAACGACGCCTACCCCGTGCAGCAGATTCGCACCGAGATAGCCGACAACCGAAATACCGCGCTGAAAATGGCTGCGAAACGGGCTACTGTGGCCTTGGCGCTGCAAGTAACGGCAGCCTCCGACATCTTTACCCAGGACATCGAAGACATTCCAGAAGAAGCCCGCGGGGAAGTTTATGACGATGTTGCACAACAACCGGCACCCAACGATCTTCCGACCGAGATACGGCGCAAACCGCAACCCGCCCCTCAAGGACGTGGGCCGACAACCGACTATCCCCCGGTTCACGGCAATTCGGCTGGGATGAAGGAATCGGAACGCAAACCGCAGCCGCCCCAGCCACGCGCACCGGAACCCTCGCGCGTGCGGACGATCAGCGAACCCCAGGCGCGTCGATTCTATGCTATCCGCACAAATACCGGACGAAGCGACGACGAAGTGCGCGACTTCCTGAAGGCAGAGTTTGGCGTGGACGATGACCGGAAGATTCCCGCGGACAGGTACGAGTTCGCGATCGAATGGGCGCAGGGGGATTTCTGATGGCAACCGCGACTCAGTTCACATTTACACCGGAAACCCATATCTACGCCGACGCGAACGGCATCATGCGTCCTTCAGTAAGCCAAGTGATCAAGGGGGAGGGGTTGATTTCCTTCGCGGGGATCAGCCCTTCCGTGCTTGAGCGGAAACGGCAGCTCGGCACCTTGGTTCATAAAGTCACAGAGCTGTACGACCAGGGCGAGGATCTGAACGAGTACGAGATCCCTAACGAAGTGTGGCCTTATGTTGAAGGCTATCTCAACTTTCGTAACGATTGCCAGTTTGATCCGCGGTTGATCGAGCATAGAGTTCTCGCGCAAGTGCATGGGATGTGGTATGGCATGTGCCTGGACCGGCGCGGCCAGATCGACGGAGTAGATCATGTGATCGAACTCAAGTGCGGGGCCAGTGAGCATCCGGCATGGGGGGTACAACTCGCGGCCTACTGCATGGGGCTCGACCTCGGGAGTACGAACAAGCTGAAATATCCCGAACGAGCGGCAGTGCAACTTGGACCGCAGTTTCCGAGGGGATACAAGACTCACCCCTACACCGAGCAGTCCGACTATACCGAGTGGGTGAACTGTCTCTCTTCCTCAATTTGGAAGATCAACAAGCGGCTCTTTTCTTTTGAGAACGAACCAGAACGAATGATAGCTTAGGAGGCATATCATGACAGTTGCAGTGACTACTCCAGAACTGGATCAAGAGTTAGAGACCTTGGTCCCCGAAGAAACCACCACTATGGCGCTCGTGCTGCAAGGCGTAGTGTCAATGGACAAGATTCCGACCGGAGATGCAGCTACCTATCTCCGTGTAGACAGCGCCGGCGCGGACGCAGCCACCAACATCAAGAGCCTTACGGCACTGTTCGAGAGGATTATTCCAGAGAGATACGCTCACTGGAAGCGCGCCACCGAACTCCGCGCGAAAAAGCTGGCACCCTTCGAAGAAGTGAAGAGTAAAGCATCTAAGCTGACCGGCGCGTACAAACAGGAAGCAGAGCGGTTGCGACTGGCCGAAGAGTCTCGCCTCCAGGCAATCGAGAACGAGCGCATCCGGAAAGAGCAGGAGGAGCAGCAGCGGTTAGCCGAAGCCGAAGCACAGCGAATCTCCCAAGAGAACGCAGTCAACGATGCGATCGCGCTCGAAGCTGCCGGTGATAAGAAAGGAGCCGAAGCGGTCCTCAATAATCCCGCGCCAGTTCCAATCTACGTTCCCCAGGTAATGCCTTCTCCCGTGATCCTGCAAAAGACCACGCCGAAAGTTGCAGGGAGATCCGATGTGGCTCCGTGGACCTATCGCGTAAAAATCTCCCCAGAGTGCCAAGGGAAGTTAGGACACGAGCCGAAAGAATGCTCAGTCTGCCTGGCGGACGTGCCGCGGGAATATCTGGTTTTGAACACCAAGTACACCGGGCAAATGGTGAAGGCGATGAAGGACAAATTCAATACTGTCGTCCCCGGCGGAATCGAAGCTTATCAAGACTTTGGAACGCGCTACAAAGGTTAGGAGGCAGCATGAATACCGAAGCACCCGACACACCAGCAAAGCAAACCTCAAGCATGATGTATGAACCCGAGTACAACCCTGAAACCCAAACGCTCACCATCCGCTTCAAGAGCGGGAGTGGAGCAGTTCACCAGTACGACAACTTTACCCAGGAAGAGTTCGACGCTTTCTACTCGGCTCCCTCCTGGGGAAGGCATTTCAAGGATCGGATTCGCCCGCGCTATGAAGGGAAGAGCACGCGGGTAAATTCTCCAGAGGTGGTCAAGCCCTCCTAAGCGTAACTCTGGAGGAACCAGAGGGGAAGTCATGGGTTTCTTATCCCCCATCTTTAATCCCATGACTTCACCCCTCTTGGTTTGATAACTTAAAGCTTTAACAGCTTTTATTCTACTAAGCAGTGGCGCGAAATAGCAGCAGTGGGACGGGGCCCTGCCCACGATCTGAGAGGAGATGGTGAGAGATTGAACGAAAAGCGAACCTTGCTGCCGTGTGCAACTTGCCCGTGGCGCATTGAAAAAGGCGTCGAAACAATCCCAGCATATAGCCAAGAGGCCGCATTAGCTCTCAGGAATACCGTTGGCGACGGCGACGGACTGCGCAACATTATGGCCTGTCATCATTCAACTCGGGATGCGCCCATTTCCTGTCGTGGCTACCTCGCGCAAGTGGGCTGGACGAACATCAACGTGCGAATACTTCTCGCGAGGCGAAAATTGCCGCGCCTCGACCGCATCGTGGAAGCCTGCGAACAGGCTGGTATCAAACTTCACCGCAACTACGGCGAGATGATGGACAAACTCACGCTGAGTTACGAACGCATGTTGCATACGATCAGGGGCAGACTGACGGAGGGCAGGGCCCCGGCGAAGTCTCGCTCAGCGCGAGGGACACGTAGAATATAAGACTTTGACTTAGTAACTCAGAAAGGAGAACTCTATGAGAGGTTAGCATCTAATAACTCTTAACCTTGAATTTCTCAAAGACACAACAGTACGCGGAGAACTCCTCCGCGTCCGGCGCTTACTGAGTTGACACAACGACAAACTAGCAGCGTGCGTCGTCCAGGTCCGGTAAGCGCCGAACGGAGAGGAGCCCATGTGTTCATCGACGCCGAAGCCGACGGCATTCTAATCCGAGACGTATTCGGGCCGCAAATCTATTGTCGCGGCTGTCATCACTACACCTACCTAGTGGATGGTGGTCGTTGTGCTTGGTGTAAGAGCACAGGCACAGGCGGACAGGTTGGTTTGGTTCGCAAGACTCGCGCGATGGGACCAATTAGAGAGCCAGAGGACCGTGAGCCGACCAAACACCAACGGCTCAAAGAAGGGTTCGCAATGCTGCAAGGAGACCTATGCTAAAAGCTATCCACATCCAAGACATGATCGAATCTCTCTCAGACTACGCGCTCAACTCAGACATCACGCCGGCGGAAATGGGCGCCGTGCTCGAAAAGCGCTGCCTCGAAAAACTCCTCGCCTCGCTCGGCAATAACCAGTGCCATGTAGCCGCACGGATCGGCGTGCATCGGAATACGATCAGACGGCAGATAAGTCAGTTGAAAATTCCGATTCAGAAGCGGTGGAGAGTGAAGAAAGTCGCGTAGGAGCGCACACGTTGACCTGTCAGATCACACGTCTCCAGCTCGTAGTGAACTGGTCCCTAAATTATGGGCCGCAGGATCCCAAAAGCTTCCAGTCGGCCACCGGTCGCATGGTAGTATGGTGCGCTACCCATCACTGTGTCGTCGAGGAAGACGAGTTTGGACGCCTACTGCCCTGTCCGCAAACTCCCGACCTCACCGATCGAGCGCGTGATGAATTAGCATTCTTGGGCCTTATGCCGCCTGCCGTAACCAGGCACGGCGGGTCAACTTAGTTGCATGTTGAGATTCCAAAGCATCGCCTCGCAGAAAGCTTCTGTCTTCGCATTGGAATGTGGCTACAGCGTCGATCGAGGGCGCGATGCCTTGCGAGTAGGCTTCGGCCAAAATGTCGGCGGTGGGGCCGTTCCTGCGTAAAGGCATACATTTCTGGACGGCGTTGCGGTTGAGGATTTTGAGCCATTGGGAAAAGCTGATGGTGCAGGGCATAACGTTTCTGGGAGCCTCGTGGTGCTTGCGAAATACTGGTCAAAATTGACCACTTTCAAAGAAATATTCCAAAGGTGAGTTGTGGAAATCAATCGGGTGTTTTCTGTATTTTCTCAATTTCCACATTGACGCACAGGTGAGGCGTGGGTTATGAACGTTTCTACCTACCACAGAACCCCTGGGATCGTCGGCTGGTTACACCCAAGGGCCAGCCGACAGTCTTGGGTAGTGAGATAGGGACTTGGGGAGTTTCGCTTGGGACGAATCAGAACGGTAAAACCAGAATTCTTCCGCGACGAAAAACTTCAGGACCTCGAAGTAGCCCACCCTAATTTAAAACCAATGTTGGTGTTTGAGGGACTTTGGGGCCAGTCTGACAAGGCTGGAAATTTCCCTTGGAATCCGCGAATGCTTCACTTGGACATCCTGCCATTCATTGAGTTTGATTTTAGTGCTTCCCTAGTGCTTCTCCGGGAAGCAGGGTTATTATCTCAATACGCAGGGGATGACGGCAAGCAATATGGGACAGTCTTAAACTTCTCTAAACACCAAAGAATCAGCGGCAAAGAGGCACAGGAACCGGCAAAATTCCCTAACGCTTCACCGGGAAGCACTGGGGAAGCTACTGAGACGGCAGGAAGGGAAAGGGAAAGGGAAAGGGAAGAGGAAGGGAATATAGACGGCCAGGTTCATGAAATTGCTTCCCTTCATCCAAAAATCAAAGATGCCTTCCATCTGCCGCACGATGTTGCACTCGTGATTGCGGAAGCGATTGCGCGAGACGGTCGGGATTTCGTATGGGCTGGCACCAAGACTTTATCGGACGCGGTGCAACGTTGGCCGCCTGGGGAACTACAATTTGTGCCGTCAGCCCAGAAGTTTTTCCGAGAATCACAATATCGCAATATACCCGAGTTTTGGGAGAGGAGTTCCAATGGAAATGGGAAACCAAGCCGAGCCGAACAAGCCCTTAACCAACAGATCACAAACCGAAACGCAGCGCGCCGAGCGGTTGGGTTGGATCATTGACCAATTGAGCATTGCGGCTATGGCGAAAGGGCAAGTGTTTACGCCGGAACGGTTACGAGTCAACGCGGAGGATCTGATTGACATTCCACAAGGGGCCTTGTTGATAGCGTTTCAGAGAGCGCGGCGCGAATTGGAGTTTGCGCCTGGAGTGGCTGACATCCGGCGCTTCGCAATTGCCGAGGAAGAAGGCGACCGACCGGGAGTGGAACTAGCGTGGGCGATGTGTCCCAGAAGCGAAGAAGCTTCTGTTGTCTGGACCTCCGAGATGGCGGAAGCGTTTGGCATGTGCCGAAGTTTGTTGATGAACGGCGACGAGATCGCCGCACGTATGGTGTTCAAAGAGCAGTATCCGTTCATCGTGTCGCGGGCCCGAGCCACGCATCTGCCAGTGGAATGGATCGTGTCTCTCGGCTGGGATCAAGGTGACCGGGTACGCGCTTTGTCGGACGCGATTCAGAGGAAACGTATCACTGCAGAACAGGCGCTAGGACTGTTGGGTGCGGAGCAGCAGGATGAACTTTTGCAACAGTTGCCAACCGCAGAGCGCAAGATGCTCACGGGAAACGTCAAGCCGAATCTCGCGGTGCTGAGCGGATTGAATCGGGCCATTGCCAACTTACGAGAGCATGTATCTATGTCAGAACTGGAGCCCACACCACCGAAGAAAGAATCGAGCGCAGAAGAGCGCGCCGCATACGCGCAACGAGTTCGTGAACAAGCTGCCGAGTTAAAGAAACGGCAATCCATTGGCTAAACTCATCTCCCGCTGGTATCCCGACAGAAACTGCAAAAACTGCGGCGGACTCGGCTTTGTGATGATCACCACAGAGCGAGGCAATCGGGCGGCGAGTAAGTGCTCGTGCTGGTGGTTGTGGACGAACACTCTACAGATTCAGAAGCTTGTGAGGGATGGGAAGCTGGCGGGGGCGGGAGAATGAATTACGCAGAGTTTCTACGATGTAAGACACAGGACAGTTCGGCGCTTGGGTTTGCCCCGGTATTTATGCCGGACTTCCTGTTCGATTTTCAGGCATTCTTAACCGGGTGGGGGATTCGTAAAGGCCGCGCTGCTTATTTCGCCGATTGCGGCATGGGTAAGACGCCGATGGAGTTGGTCTGGGGCCAAAATGTTGTGATGAAAACCAATCGCCCGGTGCTGCATCTGACGCCGCTTGCCGTGTCCGCGCAAACGGTGCGCGAGGGTGAGAAATTTGGAATCGAGGCAAAGCGAAGTCTGGATGGGAAGGTGTGGCCCGCAACAATCAACGTAACCAACTATGAACGACTGCATTATTTCAATGCCGATGACTTCGCCGGAGTTGTGTGTGACGAGTCATCGATACTTAAATCGTTCGACGGCGCACGGCGCTCCGAGATAACGGAGTTCATGCGAAAGATGCCTTATCGGCTTTTGGGAACCGCGACAGCCGCGCCGAACGATTACATTGAACTCGGAACCTCATCGGAAGCCTTGGGCGAACTCGGGCACATGGACATGCTGCAACGGTTTTTCAAGAATGACCAGAATACATGCAAACCGATGGTCTACCGGAATAAGGGCCAGAACTTCCAGCAGTTAGACGACCGGGCAAAATGGCGATTCAAGGGTCACGCGGAGATTCCGTTTTGGCGGTGGATGACCTCATGGGCGCGGGCCTGCCGCAAACCTTCAGATGTCGGATTCGACGATGGGGCGTTTATTCTACCGCCGCTCATTGAGCAGCAGTATGTAGTGGAGAGTCGTTCGCTTGCGCCGGGAATGTTATTTCCTATGCCTGCCGTTAGTTTGCCCGAACAACGCGAGGAGCGCAGGCGCACGATTCAGGAGCGATGTGAAAAAGTAGCGGAACTCGTTGACGATGACGAACAGGCGCTTATCTGGTGTCATCTGAATGACGAGGGTAACCTGCTGGAAGAATTGATTCCCGATGCAGTGCAGATTAGCGGCGAAGATGAGGACGAAGAGAAAGAAGAAAAGTTCCTAGACTTCGCCAATGGGAAGATTAAAGACCTCGTGACCAAACCAAAAATCGGTGCATGGGGACTCAACTTCCAAAACTGCGCTCACATCACATCGTTCCCCTCGCACTCGTTTGAGCAATACTACCAAGCCGTTCGGAGATGTTGGCGGTTCGGACAGAAGCGCACCGTGCGCTCCGACATCGTGACCACCGAAGGCGAGCGTGACGTGATGGCCAACCTGCAACGCAAAGCTAAGGCTGCCGACCGCATGTTCTCCGCGCTAGTCGAGCAAATGAATTATTCGATGAAAGTGGAGCGGTCCAGCGCTTTCACGATGGAACAGGAGATCCCGGCATGGCTGTAATTACTCAGGAGTTGCACAAGAAATACGCGATATACAACGGCGATTGCATCGAGGTCATGGGCGGACTACCCGAGAAGTCAGTGCATTTATCGATTTACTCACCCCCGTTTGGCGGACTTTACAACTACAGTTCCAGCGAGAAAGACCTCTCAAACTGTAAGGACTACCAGCAATTCTTTGAGCACTATGCTTTCGTTGTTCGGGAAATTGCGCGACTGACTCACCCAGGCCGCATGACCTGCGTACATTGCATGGACGTGCCAAGCGGAAACTCGGGGACGGATTACCTCATCGACTTTCCCGGCGATATCGTCCGACTTCACGAAAAAGAGGGATGGAACTACGTCGCCCGCTATGCTGTCTGGAAAGAACCTCTTGCTGTTCGCAATCGCACGATGGCCAAGAATCTCGCGCATAAAACCATTGTGGATGATTCCTCTCGCTGCTCAGTTGCCAGTGCAGATTATCTCTTGGTTTTTCGGCGCAAGGGCCAAAACCAGATTCCGATCCAACACCCTCAAGGCTTATTGGAGTATGCAGGGGAGCGCAAGATTCCGACCGAACTTCTAAAGTACCGTGGATGGAAAGGCAATCAGATCGAGAACCGATACTCGCATTGGATTTGGCGGCAATATGCCTCTGCGTTTTGGGATGACATCCGCCTCGGGCATGTGCTTCCCTTTCGTCAAGCCAAGGACGAAGAGGACGAAAAGCACGTACATCCCTTGCAGCTAGATGTGATTGACCGCTGCCTAACTCTTTGGTCGAATCCCGGCGAAGTGATCCTGACCCCGTTTATGGGCGTTGGCTCCGAAGTTCACGAAGCGATTCGCATGGAGCGTAAAGGTCTGGGGATGGAGTTAAAACCTAGCTACTATCGGCAGGCCCAGAAGAACATCGCAGAAGTACTCAAGACTGGCAAGATCAACGTGCAAGAGGAGTTGTACGGTGCGGAACAAGAGCAAGAAGCAAGCGCGTAGCCATTATTAATTTCTCAAATTAGTTAGCAATGCTAAGCTTTATAAATTTGAGGGGGATTTAGGGGGAGTATGAGCGATATCTCTCTCCAAAAGAGATTGGTTATATTCAGTACGCCGTACGAGGCAGGACGTAATTGGGTTCGCCGACTTTGGGTTAACCGGAAAGAGGCACAAGTGGGCGAAGTTGGCGAGATTTCGGCGGAAGATCGGGCCGCGCTGAATGAGATTGTACGGTCGTATCGCGCCGAATCACTGCTGGTTATTAGGGAGCACAGAAAGCGGCTCGAAGCGAGCGAACAATACCTGGAAGGGATAGAGAAAATCATGAGCGACCCAAATGGCGGACCGTTTGCCGACACAACACGGCCTGATCCGAAAGACGAGACGCGGCGGTTTCAGCAAGCGATGAGCGATAACGCCGAACTGCTCAACGAGTATCACGAGCGGGCCTTCCCTATGCCAAAGCCGCCCTCCTACATCCCCCGTGGCGACCGCATCCTAGTTCGCCGCTTAGAAGCTCCAGAACCCAAGCCGGGAGAAATGGTCAACCCACGCTCCCAGCAG